ATCCTGGAGTATTATAGGATTAGGATTTTGGGAGAGTTTTTATATGAGTGATAATCTTAAAAAAGAAATTCATATCCTTGATAAGATAAGAATGAATGTATTAGATGAAGACCCTTCTCATTATGGAACTCTATATACTGGAATCAATGGTTTTTTTAATATAGAAGAACAAAAATATAATGCATTTAGAAATGCATATATGAACGTAATTGAGGAAATAATACCACCACCATATGATTATCAAGATATGGTAGAACGACAACAAATTATTATATATAATCAACGTGAAGCAGCTATTGCTCAACAACAAATAAACATGGGACATCATACAGTATTAATTCCACAAGATATGGAAATAGTTCATCATCCTGGCAATGTTGGATATGTAGTTAGACCAACTCCACCAGAAAATAATCACATTAAAAATCTATTCAATAAACTAAAATCTTTACTACCGTAGGAGTATATATGTTCAAATTAATAACTAGATATTTTTCAAAACCTAAAAGATTCTTCACATCCGACTTGCATTTCGGACACAAGAATGTTATTCCTTATTGTAATCGTCCATATAAAGATGTAGAAGAAATGCATAAAGCTATTATTAAGATGTGGAATAAAACTGTTAGAAAGAAGGACACTGTATATGTACTTGGGGATTTCTCTCTTAATCCAAAATGGAGTAAAGAAATTATTCCATTACTTAACGGTAATAAGATACTTATATCTGGAAATCATGATGCTACTTTTCTATTTCCTGCTAAGGAAAACACAAAATCAGCTATCGAAGGTGCAGAACGAAGACACAAAAAGATGTGTGAACGATATATACAAGATGGTTGGAAATCTATTCATCAAATACTCTCACTCTCTCTCAAGAGTGGCCACAATGTTCTTCTTTCACACCTTCCTTTTGCGCCTAAAGATAAAGAAGAATTCGACACTAAGTATTTAGATTTACGTCCTAAAGATGAAGGACAATTACTTCTGTGTGGACATTTACATGGTATATTTATTAAATACAATAATATGATTGATGTTGGTATAGATGCTCATGAAATGAAACTTATATCAGAGGATGATGTTATTAAATTAATTAACGATGAAAGAAATTATATTCCTTCTAAACTTACTGAATATTATAAAACTAAGGAGAATAAATATGACGGCTAAAATGTGGTCTAAGAAATATGGAGTTAAACCATATAAAACTCTAACAAGTGGTACAATTGGATGGTATAAGTGGTGTTCTAAACAAGGTCGTAGAACCTATCTAAAACGCTCTAGAATTAAGTATAAGAGGTTTATGAGAACCAACCCTAGTGATCTATCATTTAGGGTGTTTAAGAGCCTTGTATTGAGTAATAAAAGGGTATCCCCAACTCTTATGTTAAAGTTTAAAAGATTGATTAGTAAGACAGGTAGTGTTAAGCTGGGGTATAAATATAGAAACTTAACCCCTCAGCAACTCTATAATAAGATGAAAGGGTAATTTATATGAAAAAAGAAAAATGTTTAACAAAGAAAGAAGTTAATGGAGTATTCTGGAGTAACATTGCTAATATAACAATTACTACTTTAATTTTATATGGTGTATATCATAGCTATGGTTTTGTATATGATCTAGGTAAAGATGAAAAACAACATGAAGTAAATAATTCATGGTATGAAGGTTACAAACATTGTAAAGAAGTTTATAAAGTTGGAGATAAGAAATGAGTAGAATTAAATCAAGTTTTTGGGATGAAGCTAGAATGGTATATTTTATGATTTTTTCTATTATTTATTGTTTATTATTTTGTATGAGTTTATTCAATGGATTTACAACTCAATATAAATGTGAATCTCCTGTAACAAAAGGTGATATAGTTATGCCAGGATTTAGATTAGGTTGTTGGCTTGCAACTCCATTAGTGGAACCCAAAGAATCTTGTGTACAGAAAGAGGTAACTCAGTGAAAAGACTATTATTTGAAAAGAATACAGATGGATCTGTATACACCTGTAAAGAAATGTTAGCACGAAATATTGTAGTTAATGCTAATATCCTTGTTAAAGATGATGGATATATGTATATGATTACAAATCTAGGTAATGGAGTAGTACTCTTAAATGGTACAACAAAACGTCTAACAGACGCTAAGAGACTTGTTAAAGAAAGACTTAAGGATTTGGGTGTAGTATTCCAAGATGAGGTCAGAAAGAAGGTTGTTGTATGAAACGTAAGGATATTGACCGCCTATTAAAAGAGAATGGATTTCATGTTGTAAGAGTTACAAAGCATATAAATCTATTCTAATGGGACAAGACATATCTCTATTCCTAATCACAAAGAAGTTAATGATATGATTATGAGAAGACTATTTAAAGAAAATAATTTACATCATCTACTTGACGGACAGTAAAAAATGTGCTACCCTAAATACTCGTATGTATTAACTGACGATAAGTCAGCGTATGTACTAGTTCTTGTAAGGACAAAGATATGTATTCTGAAATACCAAAAGAAAAGATTATTCAATATCTTATAGATAATAAACAAGTATTACAGGATGTTATAAAGGATCTTCAAGTTAATAAGGATGATCTATTAAAAGAACATGATCATTCTTTACATGAGGATATAGAGATTGAATTCTATAAGGTAGCAAGACTTATATGTGCAGAAAGAATTGGCACAGATATTGCAGAATCTCCTGAAGAGATTCTTTATATATTAGAATGTATTGGATTAGATTCTTTTAAGGAGTATCTTAAATGAAATGGAATATTATTATATATACAATACTATTTATTCTAACACTTTGTAGTACAAGTTATTCAGATTCTTTGGAATATGTAGTAACTTCTGTTACAACACATCCTTTTGTGGAACCTGATGTAGGTGAAAGATTTGCTAATAAGATTGCATTGAATGGTAGAGTTAATCATACACATATGTCAGGACTTGTATATGTAGATGAATCTAAATACTTTTATAATAGTTACAAAGGATTTTTTGGACTTAATTCTATTGGATTACCTATGACAGGATTAGCTTATTCAATTGGATTAAGGGATTGGAATTCACAATTAGGCGTAGTATTAGGTGGATATATACAAGACTCTAATGAGTTTAGAAAACGTGATATAGATCCTGGAGTAGGTGGGGATGTAATGCCAGTTGTTGGTATAGAGTATAATTACAAGTGGTATATATCCAAAGATGAGTTTATTAAGTTGAATAATTTATTTACACCCATTATAACAAATCATTCTATTGCTATAGGAGTGGATTTTTAATATGAATAATCCAAGATATAAAATGACAGGGTATGATTCTTCATGTCCATATCATCCAAAATGTGAAACAAATTGGGAATGGTCTGATTTGTTTTGTCAATATGTTCCTAGCCCTTGTATACAATGTATAAAAGATTCTGAAGATAAATATAATGCTCTTCCTCAAGAAGAGAAAGATAAAATTATAGCTCAATCTAGATCGTATTATGCAGCTTTAAAAGAAATATATGATTATAAAGATCTAGTGCCAGAAAGTGTTAAAATGTTAAATGGGACATTGAAAAGAAATACGGAAGGTAAGACATGAAAAAAAATATAATGAAAAAATGGGTTAAAGCTTTAAAATCAGGTAAATATAAACAATCTCAAAATATCCTTGAAAATTATTATGGATATTGTTGCTTAGGTGTATTATGTAAAGTTGCAGAAAAGAATAAAATTAGAGTTAACAAACATAAATTAGGTGATTTAAAAGGTTCTAGTCTTACTAGTCAAAAAAATGTTTTAAAGTGGTCAGGAATGAGAACAGGTTTAGGTGATATAGAAATTGTTGGTACTACATTATCTAGTTTAAATGATAGAGGGAAATCTTTTAAACAAATTGCTAATGTAATTGAAAAGTATTGGAAAGAATTATGAAATTAGAAGACTTTGCTAGGATAATTAATAAGACATTAGACATTCATTTTGTTCCTAAAAGGAATCCAGAATGGTATTGCACTTTTCAACGTGGAGATGTTAAAGAAGGTGCAATGTTATGTGGAATATTTGGAAATGGTAATTCACCCAATGAAGCATTAAGAGCTTATGCTAAAAAGATTAAAGGTACTAAGATGATTTTTAATGCTGGATCTAAAGATTATAGACAGGAATACGAGATTCCAGAGGATATTGAATAATATGAAACGTATTATAATTTATACTGGATTAATTTTATTAGGATATGTCTTAAATATTACCACTAATGAAGTGTGTAATTATGAATGGGAATATTATTATCATAAATCATTAACTGAAAATATTCCACCACCTCTTTCTAATAGATTTAAATGGATTAATGAAAATAGAGCATTAAAAGTTTGTCCAATTCTACAATATACACCTGATTTGTATAAAAAATTTGAATTCGAATAAGAGTTTGTATAGCGGTTACGAGCACTAACACTTTCTAGAAGTGAGTGGATTAGCGTGACTATAAGGGTATGAGAGTGAGGGTAGCGACTCACCTATACAATTTATTTTAAGTTTGTGTGAGCGGCGTGGTAGATATAGGTATGAAAGGTTTGGGTTTAATCGAGACCACTTGTAACAACCTGGTAACACGTGTGGTTAGCCTATTGGAGACACGCAGATGAGATGAGTCGTCAAGTACGTAACCCTTTAATGGGCCAGTATCATCACGTTTAAACTTGAAACAGAAGTAGTGATCTGTCCACACAATTATTTATTATGAGTATTTATTTATGTTACATAATTCTTTTAAAAATGAATAATTTATATATAGGTGCTCATAGCAGGCCTGAAGTTCAAAGGTGGAGTTAAATGACCACGAGTCAGCCTATTTTTTTAATTTGTTATAGAGTACTGGAGTTAGTGGCCATGATCGTATACATGGTGTCAATGACTTAATGTAGGGCTAAGACTTGAGAGGTTGGAATAACACAGTCTAAGATGTGCCGACTTTGTGCCAAAGGCTCTATAACAATTTTTTAACAAAATAAGGAGACATTTAAATGAATTATGATGATTATAAAGAAGCTAAAGAAAGAGTTGCTAAACATAGAGATATTACTTATGATCTTTCTTGTGAAGAAATTGCTGCTATTGATATCGCTCAACAAATAGGAGGATATGAATGGGCAATCGAAGATGCTCAAAGTAACCTAAAACGTTTATACAAAGCTGCAAAGAAACTACCAAAACCAAAGAAACAATTGGTTGATGATATAGATCCTCAAATAATTAAAGAAGCTAAATATAAGTTTAGAGGTAAAAGAGATTTACAAAGAAAACTTTACATGTATGATGAAATTGAATGAGATTATATGAGTTGTACTTGTGATTCTTTTCAAACAATTGTAAATAGTAAGTGGCAATGTGCTAATTGCGGTGCTGAAGGTCAGAGTCCATTTATTGCTTATGATGAACAATATGAATGGGTACAAGGATTCCCAGTTAAATTGGGATATAATAAATGTCAATGTGGAGCACATAAAACAGTTAATATAAACTGTCATAGTTTTTGGTGTCCAATGTATAAGAAGGAATAGTATATGAAAATAATTGCATTGAGTGATACCCATAATCGACATGACGAATTAACTATTCCGGAATGTGATCTTTTAATTCATTCGGGAGATTGGACCAACCGGGGTAAAATGGATGAAGTTGAAATTTTTGCCAAATGGTTAAATAAACAAACTCAATGTAAAAACATTATTGTAATTCCAGGAAATCACGAACTTTATTTTGAGAAATATTTACCTGAATCACGAAACTGGTTTACTGATAATTGCCCAAAAGCTCATTTGTTAATCGATGAATTAATTGAAATTGATGGTATAAAAATTTACGGATCTCCGGTTACTCCTTTCTTTTGCGATTGGGCCTGGAATAGAGCAAGTGGAATCGTTAAAGGATATGTAGCTGGTTTCAAGGAATTTTATCCTAAACCAATTAAACCACACTGGGATGCTATACCCAAAGATATAAACATTCTTATTACTCATGGACCCCCCTATGGTATATTAGACCAAACTACACATATAAATGGTGAATTAAGATCAGATCATTTAGGATGTGAAGAACTTATATCTAGAATTAAAGAATTAGATAACTTAGATTTACATATTTTCGGACATATACATTCACCAGGGGGTAATCAAAGACATCAAGATGGAGTTTCATTTTACAATGCCGCAATTTGTGATGAACATTATATACCTATAAATCCAATAACTATAATTGATTATAGTTTAGAATGACCAAGTAAGAGTCACTAATGATTCATTCCTATTTAAATTTAAACGCATATTATCTGCAATAGGTTCAATCTTTGTATTTAATAGAAATTCCTGTTTAACTACAATACTATAAGATGAAACACCAATTGTCCAAATTGTTTCCCCTGTTTTGTCTGTAACTTTTTTTTGAATTTTATGTTGCAATTTCTCGACATCTTGTTTAATATGAGTTTGTAGAGATGTTGCAAGTAATGCATTATAACAAACAGGTTGATATTGTGGAGATGTGCTAAGACACATAAAGGTTATTATAAATTCGACCATGATATATTATAACAGAAAGAGGATAATAAAGCAATGAAAAAAGAAAAGAAACTGTGGATACTAACAAATACTTGGGGTAAAATCCTATACACCGCAGCAAGGAAAGAATGTTTAAATAATTATAGATCAATGCATACTGGACCAACATTTAAGATTCTATTAAAAGGTAAATATCTAAAAGGAATGAAGTAATTAGTCCCGAAGAGTAGGCATATATTAGTTTTGGGGGAGTTTTTTAGAATTGACTTTATAATAAATATTATATATAATTAAAAAAGAAGGAAATAATATGACAGATTTTGAAAAAGCTTTAAAACAAGTAGAAGATCTTACAATTGAGAATAAAAAGCTTAAAGATCGCATAAAGCTTTATGAAGATATTATGGATCGTGATATAATGGAAGATTATGATGATATAGATGATTATTTTGGACCCATGGAAATAGATTTAGATTAAATGAAATATTTATTATTAGATGCATTGTATATATTAGGATATTTTTTTATTGGAACATTTTTTGTAGCACTTAATAGTAAACTTAGTAAAAATGAAAAAGAAGATCCAAGAATATTATTTCTTTGGCCTATTTATATTTCTGGATATATTATATTTGGTATTTTGTATATCCCATATCTGCTTGAATCATATTTAGGAGATATATTAAAAGGGAATAAAAAATAATGAAAGAGAAAATATTAATAAAATTTAAAATATGGTTTTGTAAAAAATTTGGTCATAATAATAGAATGCTTGGGAATAATATTTTAGAAACAACATTATATTGTGATAGATGTGGCAATCGAAAAGAACATAGAGTTCCTTTATATTTATATGTTAATGAAATTGCTAATAAACTACCTGTACTTCGAGATCCTAAATTAGAAATAGAAACTCATTGGATTAGATTAATTGATATTGATAGAATTAAATCTAGTTATATGATTGATGTTGATAAAGCGTTAAATAGCTATAAGAAATTATTTACAGATTATAATAAAATAGTTGATGATTATATTGAAAAACAAAAAAGTGAATATATAAAACATAAAGAATGGAACTTGAAGAAAAGATTAGATCTGTAGTTAATGAAATTCTAGATTCAATTAAAGATAAAAAGATGAGGGATTTAGTTAAATCAAAGACATTTTTAACTGGCGGTTGTTTTAAAGCGTTGTTTCATAACGAAGAAGTTAATGACTATGATTTTTATTTTGTGGACGAAAAATCTATCAAACTTTTTGAAAAACTAATACATGATGGTTTATGTAAACCTAGAACAAAAGCATTTACCGATATAAAGAAATTTTATCTTAAAGATTTAAAACATAAATCAGAATTCGCTATTACTTTTATGTTAAATAAAACTATTAAAGTTCAGTTTATCACAAAGTATTTTGGATCACCGACTAAAGTTACAAATAATTTCGATTTTGAACATGTTAAAAATTACTATGTTCCAGCATTGGATGTATTTAATATTAATTATGACGTATTATCTTCTAAAGAATTAATTTTTAATGTGGGAGCATCACATCCAATTAATGCCTTAAAACGTATGCAAAAATTTATTAAACAAGGTTGGACAATTAATGATCCAGAAATCATGAAAATTGCCGAATCTATTAATAATCTCGATTTAGATAGTCCTGGAGAATATAAAGAACAATCGTCTGGAATGTATCTATATACAGAAAGTATAATGAGAGGATATAACTCGAAGAGAAGTGTTGGTTAATAATGACAATACCTAATCGTATTTCACATTCGGCGGTTGACAGATACATAGAATGCTCTTTATGTTTTCGTTTACATTATATAGAAAATATTAGACCTGTTAGAAAGAAATCAGCTCTATTATTTGGAGCAGCTTTGGATAAGGGTTTAAATCATCTTCTTTTAACGAAGGATTTGGATGAAGCATTAGATATTTTTAAAGAAGCTTGGGAAAAAGTTGATGTAGAAACTACAGATTTTTCTAAAAGTGATCTCGATGAAGAATTAGTTAATTGGACAGGTGGAATTATATCAACCAATCGTTCTAAATCTTGGCATTCTTTACACGTTAAAGGTTGTTTATTCATTCAACAATATCATAAAGATATTCTACCTCGCATTAAGAGAGTTATAGTTGTACAAGAACCTATAAGTCTTAAAAATACTGAAGGTGATGAGATTACTGGAGCATTGGATCTAATTGTAGAATGGGAAGATGGTAAGATCTATTTATTCGATAATAAATCATCAAGTGTAAAGTATGCACCAGATAGTGCTAAAATGGGACAACAATTACCTTTGTATTATTACATTAAAAAGGATGAATATAAGCTAGATGGTGTTGGATATATTGTAATGTCTAAAAAAATTAACAAAAATAAGGTGAAAACTTGTAAGAAGTGTAATACAATTAATAAAGGTATGCATAAAACTTGTCCTGAATCTTATGATACTCCAGTTATGAATGGAGAAAATATTAAAGTGGTTTCTAAAAAATGTGGTGGAGAATTTGATATAGTCATTAATCCAACTGTCGATATTGAGGTTATTCTTAATACAGTGGATGAATCAGATGAGAAAAGAGTTATAGAAACGTTTGACTATGTAAACAATTGTATTGCAGATGGGATATTCTCAGATACACATACACAAGAAAGAAATAAGTTTTATCAGTACTGCCCCTACAAGGAGTACACACCAGAAAACGCAGATTTCATTAAAGTGGAGAAAAAAGAATGAAACTTGTTGAAAAAGAACACGAATTATGTGATAATATAGAATGTCAACAATGTTGTAATCACGATGAATTTGATCATGGTATTTGCTTATATTGTGGATTGGATATATCTGCTGATTTAGCAGCTAGAATGTATGATAGATATAAAGATATGATGAAATATGGAGAATAAAAAATGACAAATACTGTAGTAGTTTTAGGTGTAATAGTTATATTATTTTCTATATTAGGAGGAATGTGGGGCTGTCCACAATATCATGTTTATGAACAAAGACTTTCTGGAGAAGCAGAATTAGCTAAAGCTACCTATAATAGACAAGTAAAGGTTCGCGAAGCTGAAGCAATAAAAGAAGCTGCATCATTGCTTGCTGAAGCAGAAATTGAAAGATCAAAAGGAGTAGCTGCCGCAAATAAGATTATTGGAGAATCATTAAAAAATAATGAATCATATCTTAGATGGTTATGGATTGAAGGTCTTAAAGATGGTGGGAATGATGTAATCTATGTCCCAACAGAAGCTGGATTACCTATCCTAGAAGCTGGAAAAAGAAAAAAGAACGGAGAGTAACATGAAAGTGGTTAAACCTTCAGATTTTGAACCTTATTTTACATCTAAGACCGACAGAATTGTAGCTGCTGAGAGTGCTAATGCTGCATTAGAGAAGATTTTACGTAGACACCTTGAAGATCCTACAAGACAAGCTCCAGGACAGTATGCAAAAGGTTATAGAGAAGCGTTGTTGGATTTAAAAGCGGTGTTGTTAGGTGATCTCTAAGGGTGAAGGTATATATCTAACTGTTTCTATATTATTCTTTATAGAAAGTAATATAGCACTATATCTATTATGGGACATTAGAAGGAAATTAAAATGATTCGTAAAGAACAAGCTGAAGAAGCTGCTATGACAGAACTTGTAAAGACATATAATGGTACTTCTGTAGATTATTTTGTTATGGGAGTTGAATGGGCAGATAAGAATCCTCAAAATGAAGTTTCATTTATTTTAGATCTTATTCATCAACGTTCTATCGCATTTGATGAAGCTAAAACTTATAGAGAAAAACTTGAAATTGCAATTGAAGCTTTAAAATATTTAGAAATACATATTGACGATGAAGGTGAATATGTTAGAGAAGTTCTTGAGAAACTTAAATGAAACGCATTGAAATGATTGATGAAATTATGTGTTGTTTATTAAGTTATTCAGTTAATTATCCTCAATATCCATTATCTCAATTAAGAATCGCCGCTGAAGAAATTCTTAAAATGCAAGAAGAAGCTGGTATGTTACCACCCACATTCTCAGACTATAAAGAAGGAGATGAAGTTCATTCAATTCTATTTGGTGGAGATAAACCAATAAAAAACCCAACTAATGCGTGGGAACCCGATAAATGAAAGCAATTATCCTTGTTGGATTAACTGGATCGGGTAAGAGTACATTCTGTAAGAAGTATCCTAAATTCACTAGAATCAACCAAGATGAACTAGGATCACGTCAGAAATGTATAACTGCATTAAAAACTGCTATATCACAAAAAGAAAATATCATCATAGATCGCACTAATATCAATAAGATGCAACGTAATCACTTTATTTCTATCCTAAAGGAATATCCTGAATATGAAATCAATTGTATTTATTTTGACGCAGATCCCGAGCTTTGTGTAAAACGTGTTTCAGAAAGAGAGAATCATCCTACAATTACTGAAGATTTTTCTCTTGACAAAATTAAAGAAATTGTGTATAGTTTTTATAGAAGCTTGGAGGAGCCAAGTATCTCAGAAGGATTTAGCATGATCCTAACTATTAAGGTGAAAGATGAAGAATCTGAAACTTAATGAAATTTTACTCTTAATTGTCTTTGTTTTATGTATTGTGTGGTATGTTAAAGCAGATGCTAAACCAGTGCGTTTTATGGTTATTGACACCGGAGTTGATACTTCACATGAAACAATAAAAAAATATATAAGAGAACCATTTACAGACGAATATGTTGATGATATTGGACATGGAACAGCGATAGCATCTTTAGCCTTAAAAGATGTTTGTGAAAGTGTTGAATTAATTTCTTGTAAATATTTTTCTCCAGCAGATTTTAGATTTAATAGAGCTTTAGTTAATTTTAAAAATTGTTTACGTGAAGCAATTATAAAACAGGTTGATTATATAAATTATTCATCATCGGGACTCTCTTCAGATAGAGAAGAATATGAATTACTGAAGAAATTAACTGACAAGGGGGTCATAATTACAATTTCTATGGGCAATGAGGGAAGAAATATTTTTTACGGCAATAAATGTATATATTCATTCCCCGCTTGTTATTTACTACCAAATACATATATAATTGGTAATACAACAGATGGTGGTAAACTTTGGGGTAAAAGTAATTATGGATCAACAAAAAATGCTAGATATTTAAATGGAGTTAATGTCTCTGTATTATTACCAAAAAAACAACATGGTAAAACTACAGGCACAAGTGCTTCAACTGCTAAATATATGAATGAAATTTTAAAACGTAAATGTTGGGAGTTAAGACATTGAAAAATACATATTTATTAAAATTTACAAATGGTGATGATGTTGAATACGTTATTGAGGCGGCTGATGCTAATACAAGAAACGCATATGCACTCAGGGCTTTTATTCAAAATGAAATTTTAGAGGTTGATAATGTAACATACAATCTATCTCAATTAGTGAAGTATGTTTTGAAAGATTAAAGAAAGGTATCGTATATGAGCAAAGCAAAAGAATTATTGGATGATGAAAATATTGGAAATAAAGAAGTTACTGAACCTGTTTTAACACATGTTATGCTTGGAATGTGTAATGTTCCAGGTGAGGGTTGGTCTTTAACATCAGTTAAATATAATCCAACAACTGGTGAAACCGGAAGAGTGGTAAAAGAACATACTGGTGAATCTGGTGATTATATCGCAGAAACTTTAAAGATTCAAATGGTTCGTAAAGGCGTATTTAATAATTGTGGAAATTAAAAAACATATTTTAATAACTGCCACTGTATTATTATGTGCTCAATTAGCATTTTTTCTGACAATTGTTCATTTTATGCTTGTAGTTTCAGAAAATCATGCTATAATGTTATTATTGATTTGGCCTATAATTAAATATAGTGAATGGAATTTGAATAAGTTAATGTTAAGTTTAAAGAAAAATGGAGAAAAAACATGAGTTCACCTTTGATTTATAAGAAAATGTCCAATGTAATGAAAGCAGTTAAAGCTGTAAGTAAAGACCAAAAAAATGAATCACAGGGATTTAAGTTTCGTGGTATTGATCAGTTTGTAAATGCTTTGTATCCGGCATTAACGGTTGAAGGTGTATTTATGGCTCCTCGTTGTGTGAATTATACACAAGAATTGAAAGATGTTACACGTGGTAGTGGTAAAGCGGGAGTTGATAAACACGTAGCTATTATGATGGAATATGATTTCTTTGCGGAAGATGGGTCAAAGGTTACAGTGGGTCCTATTCCCGCCGAAGGATTAGATTCTGGCGATAAAGCAACAAATAAAGCATTATCTGCCGCACTTAAATATGCTTTAATTCAAACATTTAGTGTTCCAACAGAAGATATGGCTGAAGCAGATAAAGAGAGTCCTGAAATTGGGACAGCTAAAGATAAAAAATCACAACCTGAAACAAAAAGAACACGCTCAAGTTTCGCTAAAGAAAGCAGTCAAGAACAAGTGGGAAGTACTACTACAGTTCCTGTTTCTGCCACTGCAAATGGTAGTGGTGCTGCATCATTAACCGCAAAAGCGGGACAAACAACCCCTGTGCCCAATAATGGGTGGAGTTAATAATGTCAGAAGAATTGGCACCAGTATTAGAAACCCCTAAAGAAGAAGTTAATATTCTGGACGTAATTAATAATCCAGAGAATCCAGCAACGGAAGAGCAAGTTAAAGCTGCTACAGAAGAGTTGGCAGTTAAAGCAACGACTCCTGAACAACAAATTGAGCAAGTTGCGCAGTTCTTTAAGCTTTATATGCAAGTTTTTAAGAATCAAATCGAAGGTTTGAATAATAAGGCTTTGAAGAGAATTATTACAAGACTTGTAGAATTTCCTTTACAGGAAGATGAAATTACATGGCCCTTTAAGGAAGAGAAGGAAATTTTTGCAGTAGGTCATAGACTTTTAGAAGCCAAATATGGTATGGCTCAATATGTTTTAAATAATCAAATTCAAGAACTAGGTTCTGAAGATAAAAAAGAAGAAGGAGTTAAAGAAAATGGCGAGCAAACGTAAAGTTATCGGTAGTGTGGTTAGAGGTAAAGAAGGAAAACCTGATTACATCAAAGTGCGTGGTACACACGTATTGAAAGATGGTCAGTTTTTGAATCTTGAGAGTAAAGATCAGCAACTTGCAAGTCTTGACGCTGCTGTGGCTAGTAAGAAAGTTTCAGTCGAAACAGCCGCTGGAGTTCGTGAACGCATTAATAAGATTCCAGATTTTGTAAGATTTGAAATTATTTCCATCGAAAGAAACGATTAATATAAAGCTAGCCTTTAGGAACAACTGCCTGGCGGAGTGTAGCTAACATCGGGAGGTGACGAACCCGAGGACCAGGAAAGCTTACTTAATTACATTTAGAACAAGGCGGTTCTAGGTAAGGGATAACGGCTCAGGGATGAGAACTTGTCCCTATTTTTTTATTAGGAGTAAAATGGATATTCAATTTTACCACCATAAAACTGGACCAAGTCGATTCACTGCCTGTGTAGAAGTTCCCGAACGTGAAATGCTCGAAAATCTCATCAGAATAGACACCTACAAGAATATCGTTATTCCAATCGGTTTTTCATTTGTACATCCTAATGATAAATATGTTAAAGAACAAGGTCGTCTGTTATCTGGTGATAGACTTGTAAATGAATTTTTCAATTTAACCCATGTTGTATACAAAAATGAGCATCAGTGTACGGAACTTCATTTACAAAACGAATCTACTATGGTAGTATTAGAGTTACATCCTAATAGAAAAAGAGCTTATTTAATAAAGGTAGAAATTTAATTATGTCAGAAACAAAATATATTCGTGTTACAAAGGGTTTAAACGATAAAGGTATTCTGGTTTCACCTGAAGACTATAAAGCCCTGGATTTACAACCCGATCAAGATTATTATTCAAGCATTCATTATTATAATGAACTTCAATTTAGAAAATTTAAAGAAACTGGATCTATTTCTGGAATTACTGATGTCAAAACTGATAAACTAGTATTTGATTTGGATTATAAAACAGATTTAGAAGTAGCTCGTCAAGATACTCTAACCATTGTAAAACGTTTAGAAGATATTGGAATCAATAAATCTAAGATTCAATTTTACTTTTCGGGTCAAAAAGGTTTTACGGTTGTTGTGAATCTTAAACAATATTTGAGCCCTGAACGTCTAGCAAACATCGCTTTAAATGTTATTGGTAAGAACATTAAAACTCTCGATACATCTTTGTATAATGCTTCAAGACTACTGAGGGTTCCAAATACTCGACATCCTGTTACTGGGTTATTTAAAATTCCTCTAACTTTTAATCAACTTTCTAAACTTAAAATAGAAACAATAAAAGAAAATGCAGTTAGACCAGGTTCAACCCCACCTGTTACAGAATCTGTTGAATTATCTGAAGAACTCATTAAAGAAGAATTAAAGGCTGAAGAAAAAACTCAATTAGAATCTAGGGCCTATTCTTTAGAATTAACTAAGAAACCTTCTCAATGGAAGAATTGTAAATGGTCATTACTACAAGGTAACTTCGATAGTGGTGAACGTCATAATGCTCTTATGGTTATCGCAGCAACTTGTCGCGGTTTAGGTTATGACAAAAACACAACATATTATATGTGTAAATCTGCTTTAAAGAAACAAGCAGCTAGAACTGGTTATGATGAATTTTCAAAAGAAGAATTATATAAGAACATTATTGAACAATCTGTATTCAAAGATAACTGGGAAGGGGGTCAATTTTCCTGTAAAACTTCTGGGTGGTTACAAAGTTATTGTAATCGTTTAGGCGAACATAAATGTAAAGATCGTGAAGTTGAAGACAAACCATGTGTTAATTTTGACGACATGACTACAAACTTTTTAACATATGCTAAAGACTTTGAGAAGAATGTCATTAGAACCGGAATTAAGGGACTAGATAATCATTTAATTCTTTGTACTTCAACTCTAAATGGATTGCTTGGAAATCCTGGCAGTGGTAAGACCACAATGGCCTTAAATTATCTACGTAATACGTCTTTAAGCGACATTCCTTCGGTCTTTTTGAGCTTGGACATGGGTATGCCCCTTGTATACGGAAAACTCATCCAGAAACGTTTGGGGCTGTCTTTTGAGAAGGTTATGGAACTCTTTAGAGATAAACCCAGTGATCTTAAAGATGTTGTATCAGATATTAAAAAAGAATATAAGAACGTTGGGTTTAATTTTAGATCAGGTTTAACTGTGCCCGATATTAAAACGGTTATAAAAGAACATGAAGAAACTTTGGGCGGGAAAAAGGTTAAACTTCTTGTAATTGACTATCTCGAATGTTTAGCTGGACCTTATTCCGATGCAACTGCCAATTTTGGATTTATTGCTAATCAACTTAAAGATCTTGCTAATGAAATGGAAATCTGTATTCTATTATTACTTCAAACTCAAAAACATTCTACCCCCGATATTGCAGATCCACTCTTGAGTTTAAAGGGAGTTAAAGGGTCATCCATTATTGAACAAAGTTGTACAGTGATTCTAACCCTTTGGAGAGAGGGATACAATCCAAAACACGTTGAAGATGATAAGTATATTTCATTTGCTATTGTAAAGAATAGATTTGGAAGTCTTTGGAGTGGAGATTTCGGGTGGAATCCTGTATCAGGTGATATCACTGGACTTACAGAAGAGCAGAAATGGGAGCTTGAGAACTTTAAAGAACGTAAAGTTAATGAAAAAGCTGAAAATGAAGCAAAAAAGAAAGAAGAATGGTCATAATGAAAAAAGTTATCATAGCTGGTTCTAGAACTTTACTTCCCTCGGTAGGATTTATAGAAAGATCTTTAAGAATGGTAGGATTAACTGACAATCAATATCGCATTATAAGTGGAAATGCATATGGTGTAGATCAGGTTGGAGAAGCGTTGGCAAAAGAATCCGGTTGGCCCTTCGAAATCTTTCCGGCTGATTGGGAAACTCATGGAAAATCCGCCGGTCCTATTAGAAATAAAGAAATGGCTCATTATGCAGATATTTTACTTTTAATATGGGACGGAAAATCAAAAGGTTCTTTAAATATGAAAAAGAATATGCTTAATTTAGGTAAACCAGTTCACGAAATAATTATCAAAAGAGATTGGAATTTGACATGACAATATTCAATGATACCTTTATTGGAAAAGAAGTTGAGATTGTGACAAATTTTGCTCAAAAAACACACCATGAATCTGAAGAAGGGTCTTATATTGAAGAAGGCCCAATTGTATTTCGTGGATTTCTTGTAGGAGTTGATGAGGATCATTATTTGCTAGGAGAAACTCTAGATAAGGTTACAGATTGGATTCCTAAATCAGCATGTTTAAAAGGTGGACTTTCTAGACAAGAGGAAAGTGGTGCAAATTTAGATGACATTTTTGATAATATGCCAACAGGTGGTGGATTAAATTGAAATATTTGTTGTTAATTGCAACATCTTTATTTATTCTTTCTTGTGGTGGACCTCAAGGAGCAACAGGACCACAAGGAGAACCTGGTGTATCTCCCATACCAGAACCAATTAAATTTTGTCCAAGTTATACAGGGAAATATCCTGGACCCTTCCCCGAATATGGGATTTGTTTATCAGGTAATATATATGCAGTCTATTGGGATAACAAAAATGCATGGTTAGCTCAAGTTTATCCAGGTCGTTATAAATCAACTTCAACAAGTGCTCCTTGCACCTTTACAGTTGAACCAAATTGTGTTATAAAGGAAGAATGAAGATACCATTTGGACCATATGAAGACACTGAAGTTAAAGATCTCCCTGTATCATATTGTGAAAAGTTATTAACTAAAATCGATATACGAGATAAAAGATTAAGGGCTGAGTTAGAAGAAAGAATAAAAATTCCAAATATAAAGGATGAAGAAAATGAGTGATTCTGTAGAAGATGCTAAAGATTTTGTTGAATTAACTGAATCTAGATCAAAAACAATATCTAGATTAGACGCCATTTTCGGTAAATCAACTCAACCTTCATTGTCAATACCCAGTGATGAAGAAGATAATGAATCATCTCCTGGTACACCAGTTCAATATCAATTATATAGAAATGGATATTCTCCCACAAATCAAACTGTTAAAAAACTTCCATCCGGCTGTTATGAAATTACGGCAGATAATAATTGTGTATATGTTTATCCTGCCCCTAAACCAACTGGACTTCTTTTAGAACTTCCTGAAATGAGATCAGAAGAAGTTATTAACGTGATTGAAAATTTTTGGAATTCAGAAAAAGATTATAAAGAAGGAAATGAATTTGTTGTTGGTGGTGCAGCATTTAAGGCGGGCATCATGTTGTATGGTCCTCCAGGATCGGGGAAAACTTCCGTTATTAAAATTGTCTCTAATAAACTTATTGAAAGAGGGGGGACGGTTTTTTATGCATCTGGAAATCCAAATTTAATTATGGGATTTCTAGAGAATTTTTCTCAAATTGAAACCAATCGTAAATGTGTAGTTGTTTTAGAAGATATTGATAGTTTAATTATGAATTGGGGAGAAAGTATATATCTTGCTATGTTGGATAGTGCTAAATCTATAGATAATGTATTATTTATTGCGACCACAAACTATCCCGATAGATTAGATCCAAGAATTTATAATAGACCAGGTAGATTCAGTCATGTAATTAAAGTTGGGTTGCCAACAGAAAAAGCTCGCGAAGCTTATTTAAAGGCGATTCTTAAAGATCATCGTGATGTAGAATATATTGTAAAACATACTGATAATTTTAGTGTGGATCATCTAACGGCTCTTGTTAACTCAACTTATCGAGAAAAAAAGGATCTTAAAAACGAGATCACTAGACTTCGTACTCTCTTCAAAGTTCCTAAATCAGAAGAAGATAAAACTATGGGGATAGGTAGTGACATCTGAACATGATTTAATCTACGGTAAAGCTTCCGTGGATCGAATTGTTAATATTGAAGTCACTGACGATGTTGCAGAGATTTATCGTGAATTAGAAGATGGTTCTATAAATGTCACTGTAGTTCCTAATAAATTTTGGATATTAGCTAATCAGCAATTGGATAGAAATTTTGTAAGACTCAAGGGTGATCTTCATTATAAATGGGGTCGTCAATTTTCAGAACGTAAACAATTCTCTCAATTCAGATATTTTACTAAACAACGTGATGAGGATATATTTTCTGTATATGATGCGAAAGAAGCTTTAATGCTTAAAGATGGTTATACATATTATAAAAATATGAGACCACAAGATGTATCAATTCTATCATTCGATATTGAAACAACATCATTAGATCCAAATATTCCAGAAGCCACAGTTCTTCTTATTTCTAATACACTTAGAAAGAATGGAAAGATTGAGAAGAAATTATTTTCTTTTGAAGATTCTGGAAGTGCTGGGCAAATGATAGAGGACTGGTGTGATTGGGTAAGAAAAGTTAATCCAGCTATTATATGTGGACACAATATTTTTTCTTTTGATTTACCATATTTAAATTCTATTGCTGAAAAATGTGAAGTCGAATTAAAATTGGGTCGCAATGGAAATATTGTTAAATTTGATAAGTTTGAATCACAAAAAAGAATAGATCAAACTAGAGATCAGAATTATAAACGTTCTCATATTTATGGTAGAGAAATTATTGATACAATGTTTCTTGCGATTGATTATGATATTTCAAAAAAATATGAATCATATGCATTAAAGAAAATCATTGCTCAAGAAGGTTTAGAGAAAAAAGATCGTGTATTTTATGATGCCGCTAAAATTAGAGTTAATTATAAAGATCCTGTAGAATGGACTAAAATAAAAGAATATTGTAAAGATGACGCAGATGATGCATTAGCACTCTTTGATTTAATGTCTGCACCCTTTTTCTATATGACTCAATCTGTTCCTAAATCATTTGAATTGATGATTCAATCTGCAACCGGATCAAAAATTAATTCTGTAATGATGAGAGCTTATTTACAACAAGGACATAGTCTTCCAAAAACAAATCCAGTTGTTGCATATCAAGGTGCAATATCTTTAGGTAAAGAAAATGCTGGAGTATTTAATAATGTTTGGAAAGTTGACGTTGCAAGTCTATATCCTTCAATTATGATTGAATATGAAGTTTGTGATAAAGCTAAAGATCCAAATGAATACTTTAAAACTCTTGTGAGGGTGTTTACGGAAAAAAGATTAGAATATAAAAAGAAAGCTAAAGAGGATAAATATTATGATGATCTCCAGGCCGCGTTCAAAATATTCATTAACAGTGCTTATGGTTTCCTTGGCACTCAAGGGCTATCGTTTAACTCTCCATCTAATGCGTCGTTTATCACAGAAAAAGGGAGAGAGATTCTTAACAAGGCAATTGCTTGGGCAGCCGATCAAAACCTTCAACTTGTCAATGCCGATACAGATTCTATTTCTGTTACTGAGAAAGATGGCTCATATATTTCTGTGGATAAACGCAAAGCTTTACTTCAAAGCTTATGTTCTCTATACCCTAGCAGAATCTCATGGGAAGACGACGGATATTATACAAAAGTAATTACGGTTGGAACGAAAAATTATATCTTAAAGAAAGAAGATGGTAAAGTAACTATTAAAGGTTCTGCATTAAAAGGTAAAACTCGTGAACCCGCATTAAATGAATTCATGAATAAAATGATTGATAAACTTCTAAATAATGATACAAATTATTTATCATTGTATTATGAATATGTTAAAGAAATATTACAAATTAAAGATATTACTCGTTGGGTAATGAGAAAATCTATTTCTGAAAATACAATAAAATCTACACGTCTTAATGAAACAAAGATTATAGATGCCATTAAAGGAACAGAATATAGAGAAGGTGATAGAGTTTACATGTTCTTTAAATCTGACGACACTCTTTGTTTACTTGAAAAATATGATGGTGATTATTCTAGAGAAAGATTTTTAGAAAAACTTTATAATACAGTTGAAATATTACATTTGGTAATAGATGTAAATCAATTTCCAGATCTAAGTCTAGCAAAGAAAACTATCATGAAAAGATATCATATTGACTTGGATAATTTTACATTATGAAGTTTCCTAGAGAAGAAATTAATTTTATTTTCGACGACGGGGGAGTTGGAGATAACGTGGCGAGAATGCCTTGTTTACGTTATATCAAGGATCATTTTCCATGGGTTACTCCTTACTTATGGACACCAGATTACTTTCTAGAATTTGCTCGTAATATTGCTCCAGACATTAAAATTTATCCTTTTTCTCAAGGGTATAAGAAATTTAAAGATAAAATACCTGGAAGACAAACTACAATGAAACATCATGATACTCTTTCAACACATTTAACAGATCATGCATTCCATGTATTAGCTAATAGACAAGTTAAGATTGAAAATAAAAATTATCTACCCTTAAGAAATATAGATGGTATAGATATTACAAGATTTAATCTTCCAAAAGAATATGTTGTAATGACAACAGGATTTACTGCTCCTATAAGAGAATTTTTACCCCAAAAGGTTAACACAATTGTACAATATTTAAATGAAAGAAATATGTCTGTAGTATTTCTTGGAAGTAAGCAAGCAATAACTGGTGGTATGTCTCAAGACATTACTGGTAATTTTAACACAGAAATAGATTATTCTAAAGGTTTAAATCTTGTTGATCAAACTTCACTTCTTGAAGCTGCTAAAATTATAGCCCAATCTAAAGCAATTATTGGATTGGATAATGGACTTCTACATCTTGCTGCATGTAGTGATGTACCTATTATAGGTGGATTCACAAGTGTAGATCCATGGCTTAGGAATCCCTATCGTCATAATGAATTAGGTTGGAATTGTTATAATGTAGTTCCACCTGACTCTGAACCTGAGAAGTTCTTTCAATCCAGAATGGATTTTCTGTATGAACATGATTATAGATATAGTTTTTATAAAAATAATAATTTAATTGAGAGTCTACCAACAGAAGATTTTATTAAATATCTAGAAGAGGTTTTGAAATGAGAAATGTTGGTGGGGAGAGTCGTAAGACTTATCAACAGAAATTAGATTCAGGCTTCTTCACTAAATGGATGTCGGGTGTAGGAATTGACATAGGCTACAAAGGTTACGAACAAAATGTTGTCTCAATCCTAGAAACGGCCCAAGGCATTGATATGGACACACCAGGCTATGACGGTAAAACTCTTCCATTTCTTGACAAATCTATGGATTATGTGTATAGTAGTCATACATTAGAACATATCCTTGATTATAAACAAGCTATACAGGAGTGGTTCAGAGTTATAAAAATTGGTGGATATATAATCACAGTTGTACCGCATCAATGGTTATACGAAAAAAAGAAAGAACTCCCAAGTCAGTTCAACGGAGACCACCGTCGCTTCTATTTGGCATCATCGCTTCTCAAAGAATTTGAAGATTCATTAGAAGTTAATAGTTTTAGAGTTAGACATTTAAGAGAAAATGATGAAGGTCATAATTATAACGATCCTCCCGAAGTACATGGTAGATGGTTATATGAAATTGAACTTGTTATAGAGAGGATAAAATGAAAATATTTCCTTGGTTAGTAATTGGCAAATGGGTTAATGTTGTTTTTGGGTCTGGATATTTAAAACGACTAATAATTTTTGAATGTAAATATTTATTCAGTATTTATTTAAATATTTGAAAAACAATTGAACATGATAGATTCCATACACATGCATTTTCATCCATTAGTTTTATGATGATGGGAGAATATGATGAAGAACGTCTTTTAGAAAATGGAAAAATTATAAAATATACTATAAAAGCTCCATTTATTCGTTTTATCAGTCGTAGTAATAATCATCGTATGTTAGAGGCCAGAGGATTAACGATTTCAATGTCAATTACTGGACCTTGGGACAAAATATGGTCTGAAACTTTAATTAAAGATAAAAATAAAAGATTTTTAACATGGGGACGTAAAGTATTATTTGAAGAAAAACCAAATGACAAAAGAATTACAGGATAAATATGAATAGAGTTATTATACGTTATAAAAGAGCTAAAAATATAATAGGAAAAAGATATAATAGATTGGTAGTTTTAGAACAAAATGGTTGGAAAGAATTAACAAATAATAGAACCGCAATATGGAAATGTCTATGTGATTGTGGAAATATTGTTGATGTACCATTAACTTATTTAAATGTAGAAAGTACAGGAAGTTGTGGATGTTTACAAAAAGAAGTTGCCGCCAGAAATGGAAGGGCTAATTTTAAAGGTGATGAGATCTCTGGTTTTAATAAAATTAAAGGTGAATATAAAAAAAGAGCAAAACTTAAAAATATGGATTTCGATTTAACGGATGAACAAATAAGAATTTTATTTACAGATAAATGTTATTATTGTGAAGCTGAACCAAAACAAATATCTAGAGTTAATGCTATTGAACAAAGAGGTTTATTTCTATATAATGGTATTGATAGAGTTGATAACACTAAAGGGTATACTTTAGAAAATTCAGTTAGTTGTTGTAAATATTGTAATACTGCTAAACATGATTTAACCGTTGAACAATTTATAAATCATATGAAATTAATTTTAAAAACTTTGGAGTCAAAATGAACAGGTCTGCGTTCATTTGTATTTGCACTGCTGAATACCTAAATCACTACATTGAACTCTATAAGAGTTTACAAGAACATGCTCCAGGTGAGAAACAAATTCTCTATTATATTAAAGCAAAAAAAACAATAGATGAAATAAAAGAAGAACATGGATTCGACGAAATAGTTGATTTAACTTCAGAATTTTATACATGTAATCCTTCATACAATATTCTAGAACGTATATGTTCTCTTAGAGCTAGAGTTGTATTGGATGCTTTCGAGAAGGGATATACAAATGTTGTATTTCTTGGAGCTAAAGTTGAGTTCTTTAGCAGTCCTCATCATCTAATTAGCCCTTTAAATGCCTTTATTGCGCCCTATAAGGCTGTTGTAACCCCTCATATCCTAGAACCCTTACCAGATGATGGAAAGTTTCCTTCTAACGCTTCTGTGAGCTTTACAGGCCATATATCTACAGATGTTGTAGCTTTTAGAAATGACCCAGAAATCATAAAATTTCTTCAATGGCAAGATGAAATTATGAAAACTCAATGTAAAACTACAAATAACACATATTTAGATCAATCCTGGCTTAATTTTCTTCCATTCTTTGTTAATAATGTTTACATTCTAAGACATCCAGGTTATAATGTAGCTTATTGGTGCTATAAACAAAGAAATATGGAAAAATGTATGGATGGTCGTTGGATGGTTTCAAATAAAGATGAAAGAGATTTTCTAACATGTTTTCAATATTCAGGATTAGATTTAAATAACCCTGAGAATATAAGTACACATCAGAATAGATATAAAGCAGAAGGTGATTTTTTAGAATTTTTAAAAGATTATGCTAAGAGAGTGAAATGAAAAGAAGTGAGATGATTTTAAATATAGCATCAGAATTAATACATGAACATACAAATCTTATACCATTTGACAAAGCTCAAGATTTAGCTGAAATTGTTTTAAATAGAATTGAAAAAGACGGAATGTTACCACCAATTGAACCATATCGTCGTGTTGAAGATTTAGATTTGGGTGTTCCAGAATGGGAAGAAGAATGAAAGTAATAATCCCAGCATGCGGCTACGGAATCAGGATGGGGATGCAACCCAATGAATCTAAAGAGATGCTCATTGAAGAAATGCCTCATCCTGCTATGAAAAATTACAATCAACCAATTATTCAATATTCATTGGATATTTGTGAGCAATATAATTTAGATCCTATTGTAATAACTAGACCTCACAAGGAAGATCTTATAGAATATCTTCATAAACACAGAATTGAAGTTATGATTCATCAACCCAAAGACGGTGAAGAGTGGGCATTAACAGTATTAGCTTCACAAAGACATTGGGAAGAGAATAATTTATTATTACTACCCGATACAAGATTTCATAGCACGGGTATTGTTTTAGATATTGAAGAGGGTTTAAAATTGGGCAATAATGCAGTATTTGCATTACATAACGTAGATGATCCTCATAACTGGGGAATTATTAAAGATTATAATTTAATTGAAAAACCCAAAACCCTTAGTGTTGGAAGATATTGGGCTTGGGGGTTAATTGCGTTTAAAGATTATTATGGAGAAGAACTATTTTCTTCAAAACAATTAACTTTAAAAGATGTTGGATTTTGTTATTTAGATCACTTTAGAGATATTACGAGAACTAAATGAAAGATAACTTTGGATTTTATTATTACGATATTTCCAAATTTGAAGAACTTGTAGAACAGAAGTATATAAGAAAATCTGAAACAGATGATCTTGTTTTATACACATATACAGAACAAACAACTTATGAAAAATATTGGAATGACTATACAAGAGCCGCCAGAGGTTTAATTCTAGATAAACACACAGGAGAACTTGTTGCTAAACCTTTTCCTAAGTTTTTTAATTTAGGCGAAATGCCTGAAGTATATTTAACAAATCTTCCTTCTCTTGAATATACTGTATCCGAAAAAGTTGATGGTTCATTGGGTATTATTTATTTCTATAACAATAAATGGAATGTTGCAACAAAAGGTTCATTTGCTAGTGAACAATCAATTAAAGCTGAAGAAATATTAAAAAAATATGATTTAACTAAAATTAACACTAAAACAACTCTACTAGTTGAAATTATTTATCCTGAAAATAGAGTAGTTGTAGATTATAACAACGAAGAAAAACTTGTTTTAATCGGTGCTTATAATAATGTAACCGGTAACGAATTTATAGATTTAGATGTCTATTCAAATTTAACTGGTTTGCCATTAAGAAAAACATATTCATACACAATCAATGAAATGATAAAGTTACAAAAAACTATTCCCAAGAATCAAGAGGGATTTGTTATTCGTTTCTCATCTGGATTAAGAATTAAAATTAAAGGCGAAGAGTATTTAAAAATACACAAAATTATATCTAATTTATCACCATTAAGTTTCTGGGAAGTTATGGAAAATGGAAAAGTTCCTATTAACTATATTCAACAAGTACCAGAAGAATTTCTTGACCAATTTGAACCAATTGTAATTGAGTTAGAAAAACGATATATTCAAATTAAAAAAGAAGTTGAAGAAGAATTTCACACTTTGCCAAATAAAGAATCTAGGAAAGAAGTAGGATTGCATCTTAAAAAATTTACATATAATCATGAATCCGCAATGTTTCCTATGTTACTTGATAAAAAAGATGTTGTAGACAAATATATAATGAAACAAATTAGACCAAAGGGTAATAGCTTTAATTTATAAATATGGACAACATACACGATATTACAAAAATTAAAAAAGCCAAGTTAATTGTTAAAGAACTAGAAATGGCTTTACAGGTAATTGAACTATCTATAGTGGGATTAAAACCATTTAAAAAATATACAGGAATAAAAGAAACAATTTATTCATTAAACGATAATAAAGAAACTCTTAATTTTCATTTAGAAGAATGGACAGAAATCTTAAATTCTAAAGGTAAAACATGAGTGAAATAAAATATTATAAAAATACATTATGGCTTAAACCTTTTGTGGATAGCGTAAAGTCATTGGTGGATCACGATAAAATAAAGCTCATCAGAGGGTATAGTGTTCAACCTGGTAAAGAAAGAACACAATATGGGTCTATTATTCGTTATAATGATGACACTTATACAATAAACTTAAAACTATATTCCTATAATAAAAATTTAAAGAAACAAGTTCCTGATGATTATGAAATTATTCTATGTACGTTAGCGCATGAATTAGCACACACAAAGCATTGGATACATAAACCCGAACATTTTAAGCTTTTTTCGTTGATTTTACTACGTTTTTGTCGTATAATGAAGAAATTGAATATAAAGGATACAAATCAAGCTTGGAAATAACAACTATATGTATTCAATAATATTACAGGAGTAATATGAAAAATAGAAAAAATGGTCCAAAAATTCTAACATTAGACATAGAAACATTTGGATATGTAGTTGAAACATGGGGAATTTGGGATCAAACTATACAACCGGATCAAATTATTAAAGATTGGTGTGTTGCAAGTTGGTCAGCTAAATGGATAGATGATCCCCCGGAAAAGATTATGTATATGGATAATAGAGATAGAAAAGACCCCAGAAATGATGAAAAAATTATTAAAGCAATGCATAAACTTTTAAATGAAGCTGATGTTATTGTAACTCAAAACGGAAAATCTTTTGATATTAAGAAGTTAAATGCTCGCTTTGCTTTTTACGATTTAACTCCAACCAGACCATATAAACATTTTGATACAAAACAAGCAGCTAAAACTAAATTCGGCTTTACATCCAATAGTTTAAAACATCTTTGTGAATATCTTCATATTAAATATAAAAAATCTGACCATAAAAAGTTTCCAGGACGTGAATTATGGAGACAATGTGAGGCTAAAAACTTAAAAGCCTGGAAAGAAATGGAAAAATACAATAAAATCGATGTATTAGCTACAGAAGAAGTTTATAAAAAATTAGAACCCTGGACTAATACTCTTAATTTGGCAATTTTCACCGATTTAAATGAAGTAACTTGTAATTGTGGAAGTACAAAATTTCACAGTAGAGGGTCTGCAAAAACCAAGACTTGTATTTATAAAAGATATCAATGTCAAGGATGTGGAACTTGGGTACAAGGAAAAAAAATACCTTTAACTAAAGAACAAAAAGAAAATCTTAGAAAAAAAGTTTAATTATTAACCGTGAGGTAAATTATGTCAGATGGTAATGCAAAGTATGTTTCTAAAGCTTCAGATTTACAGGTAATTCTTGATTATCTGTCAAAGAAGACTGTAGCTGATGCAATCCAAGATTCAGGTCTTTGGGAAGCGGTAAGTGCTTTAAGACGCGCCATTCCTCTTGAATTAGAATTGAAGCTTAAGGCCGAACAAGACGTTAGAGACCTTGTAAAAGCTTCAGAGGCTGGAACAGCAGGTCCTGCCGAAACAACGTCATCCCAGGCCGTTTAAAGAGGAAATAACACATGTTTAATGACGACTCTAACCCTAAAGCTCAACTAGAAAGAATGAGAATGAGGGGTGAAGGCGGTGCTCCAACCAGAGCAAGCTCTTTGCCCTCTGACCCTGCTTCCAGAAAGAACTATCCTATTGCTACGGGAGTTCTAGACTACTTTCCAGATGCATTAGCTGCATTGGCTCAAATCTCTAAAGCTGGAAATGATCAACATAATCCAGGACTTCCCTTACGTTGGACTAGAAGTAAATCTGGAGATGAATCAGATACATGTATGAGACATTTCCTACAAAGAGGTACAATAGATACCGATGGTATGAGACATACAGCCAAAGCTGCTTGGAGAATGCTAGCCCTTTTACAGAAAGAAATTGAACAAGAACAAGATAAACAGTTGACAATTAAAGAAGATCCTGATAATATAGAAAATAGTTAAAGGATTATTATGACCACCTATTTTAGTGATGTTAAATATATTGAAATAGAACCTCTATTGGAAGAATTAAATGAAATCTTCTTAGAATCTGAAGAAGAGTTAAAAAAACTTAATAGAGTCTATAATTTACAAGAAACTGGTCCCCATGCTGTAGTTCCCGATCAATTTAAATATCATGGAACTATCACAAGAATTAGAAATGATGGAACAATCGCATTTCAACTAAAACAACCACCTGGTGCTATTTCTCTATCTTATAAAAATATTGAATCTGATATGTATTTAGATAGAGTACATTTAGATCCCTTTGATATTCAGAATATTTTGAAGGATAAAGATAGTTCTAAAAAAATTATTAATAAACTTGTAAATGATATGTTAGAAAATCTTAAAAAACATAAACAATTAGATATTTCTAAAAAATATATTGGAAAAACAATCGCAACTATGGTAAGACCTGGTACACAAAGTAGGATTGTTACAAATTATCAGGATGAATTTATAGAAATTAGACTTTATTCTGATGCAACTGAGATTTCTCAAGGAGAAAAAAATGACTCTACCACAATTAATTCTACAGAAAGCTCAACAAGCGGAACTACAACAAACATTACCGATTAGAATATCTAATAAAGATTATAATATCATTACAGATAGTTATGCTATTATTAAAGAATTAGAAGATGCTGGATTTCATGTAGAAACGTTTACAGAACGTTTCTCTAAGACATATGGATTGGTTATTTCTTGAACATAAAGATTAAAAAATTACATCCTGATGCCGTAATACCATCATACGCCAAACTTGGTGATGCTGGATTAGATTTAACTGCTATATCTATGGAATATAATAGATTACATTCTGGAAGTAAATTTATAACATATGGAACTGGATTAGCTATAGAGATTCCAGAAGGATATGTAGGTTTAATATTTCCCAGAAGTTCAATTTCTAAAACATATTTAGATTTATCAAATTCTGTAGGTGTTATTGATAGTGGTTATAGGGGAGAAATACTGTTTAAATTTCGTATAGATGCTGGTGCTAGACCCAACAAGGAATGTTATAAAGTTGGCGATAGAATTGGACAATTAATCATCATTCCTTATCCTAAAATTGAATTTGAAGAAGTTACAGAATTATCTCAAACAGATCGTAATACTAATGGATTTGGGAGTTCTGGATTATGAAATATCACGAATGTGGTAAATGTGAAATATTTTTTGATTTTTGTAGATGTGAAGAAATAACTCGAAAAAAATTAGATGAATTACCAGGTGCATCAATTGATGAGATAATTAAACACGCCGGTGAATATATAAATAATTGGATTGACAAAAAATATGGGAAAACAAAAACTAAAGAACCATCGTCCAGACGAACATCTTCTAGGGCAAATAAGAGAACTAAAATGTCAAATAAGAAAACTAAGTCAAGAAAATCGAAGACTTGAAAAACTATTAGGTTATAATCAAAATACTATTAGAGAGATAATAGAAGAACAATTACCTGACTGCGAGAACTGTGGAAAAGGTTTTTTAAGAGAGATAATTGTTTTGGATAGAAGAATTAAGCTTTGTAATGTATGCGACTGGAGAAGTAGGGCGGTTAAAATTCATGGATGATGTAAAAAAAGATAAAGATATTATAGTTTTACCAGATGGTACAAAAGTTAATCGTAAAACTTGGCTAACATCGGGTCTTAGACGCATGAGCTATCGCTGGAGACCTCGTAATGAAGCCGAGAGACAAGCTAGAGTTGATCGTGGTCTGTATAAATGTGCATATTGTGAACAATCCTTTAGAAATGGTCAATATGCAATAGATCATATTATCCCAATCATTAATGTAAAGACTGGATGGACAAATTGGGATGATTTCTTGGAAAAGCTCTTTTGTGACGTAGATGGATTTCAGATTTTATGTCATGCATGCCACGAAAATAAAACCTCCACTGAGGACCTATTAAGAACTCATTATAATCAACAAAGAAAAGAAGATGAAAAGCCCTTGACAAAACGTAAGAAACGTAGTAAAGTGATTAAAGATGAGTAAGTTATTAGAAATTTGGGATAGATGGTCAACGACGGGCATTAAAATGCCCTTCCTTCATGATCCTGAAACAGGTAAACCTTCAGAAACATTGCTTTTCTATAAAGCAACCACTACAATCACAATTTGTTCTCTATTAGCGTTACATTTTAAAGTAATAACTCCAGGAACAACATTCACAACAGCGGTGGTTAATTTATTGGCGTTTGTTTGTTATAGAATGAGAAAATTGGATAAAGTAAAATTGGATCTTGACGATCAGTCGATTGAACTAGATAGTGATGATAATAATGATGATAAACAAGAAAAGGAAAAAGAATGAAAAAATTTGTACTAGGTTTAACTTTATTGGCGGCTGTGGGTTCAGCTAATGCGTCTGGAACAAAGACAACAGCACCTTCTAATGGAACACCTAAAGTAACTCTCACTAAAGATAATATGCTTCTATTGTCAACATATATTGATGAACAAAGTGTTGCTAAAACCGTTAAAATTGCTAAAGAGATGGACGCTAGACTTAAAAGTAATGAACCTATGTACTTCGTTCTTAATTCTGGTGGTGGTAGTATTGACAGTGGTTTAGAGATGATTGAAAATCTTCAAAGTTTGAATCGTCCAGTTCATACTATTACAATTTTCTCGGCATCTATGGCATTTCATACCGTTCAAGGACTTGGTAATCGTTATATCCTAGCGAATGGCACACTTATGACTCACAAAGCTAAAGGTGGATTTGAAGGTGAATTCCCTGGACAACTAGATTCTAGATATGGCTATTATCTTAAACGTATCTTCAGGATGGATGAACAAGTAGTTGCTCGCACAAAGGGTAAACATAACAAAAAATCATATGCAGATCTTTATGAAAATGAATACTGGTGTGATGGTCAAGAATGTATTAAACAAGGATTTTCTGATCTTGTAATTAAAGCTCAGTGTGATAAGAGTCTTGATGGCACTCGTGATGAAGTTGAAAAATTGATTTTTATGGGTATGCCTGTAGAAATTACTCTAGTATTTGATAAATGTCCTTTGAATACTGGTCTTCTTGATGTTAAAGTTGCAATCAATGGTGAACAATTGTTTTCAGTTGATAAAGAAAAACCTGTTCAAAAAACAAAAGTTGAAGACAGAAGTTATTATTACTCTAGTCGTGATCACGACTGGGATAAAGAAGATCTTGTAAAACTTAACGAAGCAATTCAGGCTAAAATTAAAAAAATCACTAATCGTGAAGTTATTAAGGGATATTAATAATGACTAGCGTATTAATAATGATGGTTGTTGCACTGGTAGTCTTACTGGTGCATCAACATTTGAAAAAGAATAGTGCAGAAGCTTTAAACGACAATCTCGAATCAAAAGAAAAGGTTCTTGAAAAAGAGAAAGAGATTGCTAAAAATGAAGGTTTAATTACTGCCGAAGAAGAAAAACGTAAACAAATTGAATCAGATTTAGAGAAAAAGAAAAATGAAGAAGTTTCTAAAGACAACCTTTTGGATTTTTTTAATAATCGCAGTTCCGACAACGATAGTAAATGACGATAGATTTTTGAGATATCTAAAAGTTATGCAATGCACTAAAGATATAGTTAATATAATCGATAAGAATTATCTTTATTATAGCAACGTTAGAAATATTGTTACCTGGTGTGAAAATCATGTTGATGAAATATATTAATGTATTTGTAATTTTATCACTTATTGGAAATCTATGCTACGCTGAAGATGTTACTTTTCTCAATCAAGGAGACAAGGCTCCATACACCGGATATCTTTTTACTGAATCAAAAACAAAAGAAGTTAGAATTCAACTATTAGAACGTGATTCCTATAAAGCACTTAATGATTCTTATGAAAAAACAAATGTGTGGCTTAAACAGAATATTGATCTTAAAGATCAACAAATAACTATTGTATCTCAAAGAAATGATGATTTAGCTAAAGCTCTTAGAGAAGAGAAAACCGCTAATAATTGGGAAAGAATATTTTACTTTGCAATTGGAGTACTTGCTACCTCAGCAGCCGTGTATGGTGTTAAGAAAATCACCCAATAATGTATCTACAGAAGAACTTCTAAAACAGTTAAAAACAACTGAAGAAATTCCTGAAGAACAATTAATAAAAGAAGAAAATGAACAGTCTAGTATTGATTTTATTAGATTCTTTAATCTTAAACCTGGCAACGAAAGAATAGGTAGTCACGACCTTTATAAATTGTATAGTTTGTGGTACAGAGGAAATGAAAAACTGCGTTCTCTTCAATTCTCGGTTCAAGTTGGTAAATATTTACCTAGATATACCGGTGATGGTAAAAGTTGGTATTTAATCGACGAAAAATTAATAGATTTACATGAACGTGCATTTAAATTAATAAAAAAAGAAAAGAAAAGATACAAAAGTCCAAATGTTAAAGCTGATTTTGATAATTATCTAAAGAAGTATAATATATCTAAAGGAACAAAATATAATTTCACGTGGATAGCTGGAGAAGTTCTATATTCATTATATGATGAGTATGCGTATGGAATAAAAAAGAAGAAACCACTATCTGAACAACAATTTTTAAAACTTTGTAAGATATACTTCCCAGACTATAAAAGGGACGAGAAGATATTATGGTTTAATATTCATGATTCCATTTCAAATATCATGACAGCGGAAAGGATTTCCGCAATAATGACAGGGAGAAGTCAACGTCGTGCCAAAGAAAAAAAGCAGAAGAAGCAATACAGAGCATCCAGCTCTTAAACCTAGTTTAAATCTAAAAACAAGATACGAAGAAATAGAAGATTTATCTAGTTATGCCAATAGAACTGATATAGATACTCTAACTTTGTCCGATGAAGATCGTGATTGGCTTAATAAGTTTGCCGAAGAGTATGTAAATGATAAATTAAATAGGAAAAATCTAAAGAAAAATATACATAATACAGAAAAATTAAAGAAAACTTGTGATGATAGAAACAATGCCAGAAATAGAGATATTCTGACTCAAGTGAAGGCATATGGAAAACTTGTAGATATTAATAGTATTAGTGAATTTGAGCTTGTTTCTGAAGATATTGAAGATTTAATTATAGAGAAAATAGAAAGAGATAGATTAGAGGAGCTTAAGAAGTCTAAGAAGCTCAAGAAGCGCGGCAAGACCAAGAACAAGACCAATGGCTCCCTTTAATTTCCAATTATCTTTTTTTAAAGGTTCTAGTTCTTCTTTAATAAGTTTAAATTCTTCTTTATTATCTTCTTTTTGACGTTTTAAATCTTCTTCTAATAAATTTGTACGATAAATATGAATTCCAATGTCTTCACGCATCTCGTGTTGACTATCTTTTATCCCAGAAATATCTTTTTGCATCTCTTTAGTGGATTCTTTAACTTCTTTTAAAGAATCTTTAATAGCTTCTAAAATTTCGTAGAATTCTTGTTTATCCATATATTATTTGTTCATCATTCTTCTTTTAGCGTCTTCATGAGCCCATTCACTAAATTTTTCCCAATCTTCGTTACTTAATTGACCTTCACTTGTAATATCTTCATAAGCTTGTCCCCTAGCTTCAGGATCATCTGGAAGACTATTCATGTATTCGATTGCTCTATTTAATGATTCACTGGATCTATTAGCTTTAAATTCTTGTTCAGCAGGATTTTCAATAATTTTTAATTCACTTTCGGAATCAGGTTTTCTAGTATTTTTATTTTGTTCTTTTAATTTATTGATAAATTGTTGAACTCTTTCTTTACTATCTTTTGGTTTTTCAGGATTATTTAAAGCTGCGTAATCCACTGGTTCTTCTGCCGTAGAAGAAGGAGTTCTAAATCTAACGTTCTTACCAGTTTGACCAAATACAGGTCTATCTGTCTCTATGATTTCTTTTCCACCTTGTTTAGCTAAAGAAGCTTCTGCTAATTTTTTTAATAATTCTTGACGTTGTAATTCATCCATAATTATTCATTTTCTCCAGATTGTTGTTCACCATTTATCTTAAGACGAGCTAAAGGATTTTGCATAATTGAGAATATGGCAGCATTAACTGCTGCTTGATCTTTATTATCTAAACCTTTTAATAACGCATTACCAAGGTTTTCTAAACCTGGAACATCTGAAATCTTAGATGCAATAGATCTAATTTCATGTTCAGGAGCATTTAATAGTTTTTTTGTAATCTCAACTGGAGTTCGAGTGATAGTATCTTTATACAAACCATATTTATTGGCCACATTTATCACGGAACCTTTACCAAATAAAGATCCTTTTGCTGCGGTTTGAAGACTTTCTTGTGGATTAACTCTCCAAGCATGTTGAATCATTGCAGATTGATCGGCTTTATCTCTAACCATTTTTTCAATTGATTTAGATTGAGAATCAGTCGAATCAATCATTTTGGGTGTACTTTCCTTTTTAATTAAACCTTGTTTAACTCTTTGGGCTTCACTTGTCTCAAATTGTTTTAAACCTTTAATAAAATTACTAAAGGTTTCAGCATCTTTAGAAGAACCAAAACCAGGATTTTGAGATCCTTGAATCATTTTTCTTGTACTATCGAAAAGTTTACCTTCTTGATTCTTAATATTACTGAGCTTAACACCGCTAATATCTACAGGAGTTGAACCTGAAATAATAGTTTCTGGCACTAAACGTCTAAATTCTTCAAATCTATTTGCCGCAATTTTATATTCAGGAACTGCTTCTTTTAAAATAGAACCAATTCGATATTGAAAATCATATCCCATATTTGCAATATAAGGATCTTTAACTTTTATAGAATCAGCTAAATCAACTACATCACTTCTTAAAGATTGTAGTTCTTTAGGAGTCATTTCGGTTTTATTTTTTAATTGAAATAATGTATCATATAGTTTTTTAGCTTTAGGATTTGCAGAAATTGTTGCATCTTTTTGCGCAACATCTGCGAATTGTTGTGCCATTCCTATGAGTTCATCACTCATGTCAATAATTTGACCAGAATCGGTTGCTTTATTAATTGATTCACCGACAGATTTACCTAATTGATCATCAACTTTATAAATTCTATCTACAAGATCTCTAGAAGCTTCTGTATCAGCATGTAATAATCCAGATTTTAATTTAGGTCCTTCTTGTCCAGGAGTTAAAATATCTGGTGATCCAAATTTAGCTTTATCACTATAAATATTAACGCCTTCTTCACCGAGTTCTTTAGCTTTTCTAACTTGTCTTAAAAATGGAGTATCTTCTATAAAATCTGTCATTTTAGATTGAATTTTTTCTTTAGCTGCTCCACCAAATCCTTTAACTGCTTGACCAATTCCCATAAGTGTAGCACCAGCTACACCGCCAGTTAAAGCACCTTCTGCTGTATCTTTAATTAATTGTTCTTTTTCTTCGGGAGTTGCGCCCAAGATCTTACCTTCAGATTTTCCTGCCCCATAAATTGCACCTTCGGGGGCAGCAATTAAAGCGGCGGTTCCTGCTCTTTTAGCTAATTCCTTAAGAGCGGCCTTCTTACCTTGTTCTTTTAAGATTTGTTTTAACCCAACTTTAGCAATAGCCGGAGCTGTTGCACCTGCGGTTAATAGAGCTGGAGCAATGGCACCACCAATTTCACCAATTGTTGATAAATAAGGACTTCTTTCTTCAGATTCTTTGAGTTTTTGCTGTTCAAGTTCATGATATTTTCTATAAAGTTCTTTATAATCATCTCTTGTTTTATCACCAAGAGCTATATCAGAACCCGCTTTCAATGCTGCCAAAGCTTCATCACTAAATCCTAATGACAAACCTTGACCAACTCCACGTGCTAAGTCAGTTCCAGTTTCAAATGTACCTTTACCAAGATCTCTTAAGCCTGTTTTAACTGAACTACCTAAATCTTGAACTTTTTGAGATAAGATTTGACTAGTTGTAGGAGTTAATGGAACGTTCTCAAATCCCTCGTCTAGAGGAACTTCTTGAAACCCATCATCTAAATTTAAATCTTTTTTAGCCATAATTATTTACGACCTTGTACAATTTCTTTTGTTCCATCAGAATATACAAATTGTGTTTGATTTGTTGTTGGGTTATAACCCTTTTTAATTATAGTTTTTTTAGCTTTAGCACTATCTGGTGCTTCTTCAGAACTACCTTCATTATCTAACATGAAACCCAAACCATGCGGATCTAAAATGTTTCTAGCGGATTCAGGTCTTCTTCTTAAAGTTTCAATATAAGGACCCATAATCTTTTTCTGGGTTTTCATAATTTGTTCTTTAGCTAGTTCTTTTTCTCTTTCCACTGTTTCCATTGTTCTCTTAACGAATTCACCTTGAGCTGCACCTTTTGGAATATTTGTAATATATTCTACAATTTTTGCTAAATCTCCAGAATAAGTATTAGGTATTAAATGTGCAGTACCAGTAATTGTGCCTTGGCCACTAGATAATAGAGTGTCTAATGAACGAGCCAATTCGTAAACTTGACGAGTATCCAATTCACCTTTATCTTTATATTGATTAGCGAGAGCTTCAATTGCCTCTGCTGAACGTATATTATTAGCAGCTTTACCAAATGCTGATCTAGAAGATCCAATTTCAGATGTTAAACGTTTACCAAGATCATCCAAACGTTTTGTATCCATTTGATCTTGTTTTTCTTCAATTTTAATTTGTGTCATCGCTTTACGATTTTCAGCAGCTTCTTTAGCGGCTTGAATTCTAGCTTTTCTGTTTTCTTCTGCGGTAAATTCTCTAGATTTACGATTCTCTTCGGCAATTTTCTGATCAGACTCATTCTTTTCTTTAGATTGTTGAGCACGAGCTTCTTGAGCAACTTTAGCTTCAAAGTCTTTAAATACAAGAGGAACGATTTTACTGCCAGTTTCCGCTGACATATCTCCAGAAACTTTAACGCCCATTTTAGCTAGATATGCTTTAAATGCTTTAGAAGTTTGACTATGGGGATCATTTCCTTCTTGGGCCATTCTATCTTTTACATCTTGAACTTTTTGATCAGCTTGTTTAATATTAGAGTCATATACATCACCATATAGAGGTTTAAAGCCCCCAATAGCCGCTGCACCACGTTCTGAAATCTTACCTAGGTTGTTCCAAAGGATTTGCATATCGCGGGCTTCTTGAGCCTTATTAAGAGCATCTACAACATCATAATTTTGTTTTCCAAGATCCATTTCAAATTCTGGAGCTTTGGTGCCCCCTTCTTCAGAAGCTGATTCATTTGCAACAAAATCTTCATTCTGCATAGTTTGCTCTAAAGATTTATCGTCGGCATTTTCTTCAGAAACGTTTTCAATTGTTGAAGGTTTACCTTTTTTAGGTTCACTTAGAATTTTTTTATTAGCTTTATAAGGATTTTTAGCTTTCTCTGTTTTTTTAGGTTCTTCTTTAGGAGGTTCTGGTGTTTCTAAAGGTTGTTCTTTATTCTGTATTTCTTCAGATCCATCGGTTAATAAACCTAAAGCACCAATTCCGGCAAGACCCAAACCAATATTGCGAGAAGTATTAGATTTTTTAGGAATAACAGGTGTAATATCTTTAACTTCTCTATATACAGCATCTTCAATAATTTCTTCTGGAGATGCATTTTTCATCAAAGATTTTTCACCTTGAACGGTAGCATTTCTTCCCATAGATGTTGAAGGAAGATTAGGATTTCTATATGGATTACCTTTTAATATAAAGTTAGGATCTTTATTTATATATGGTTCGCCCTTTAAAATGAAATTCGGATCTTGATTCAATTTTACAGTATCGGCAGCTTTTGTGATTTGTCCAGGTATTGGGGCATCGCCCATTTTACCAGAAGCTCTAGCCGCGTTTTCAATTTCTTGTAAAGGACTGATACTCATTGCTGGTTTTGGAGCACCTAAACGAGCCTGTTGTTCAATTGCTTCTCTGGCCATTGAAGGAGATAATTTAAAAATATCATGTGCCGCTTCAGCCTCTTCTTTTGATAGTTTTCTACCAAAAGCTTTACCTTCAGCACTTTCTGTACTTTTTACAAGTTTTTTAATAATGTTATTAAGTTGAGACATTATTTATTTACCTTTATTATGATTATCAATTTCTGTCATTAGTTCATGATGATTTTGCATCAATTTTAAAAGTTTTTTACCGATTGTACCTTGAGCAATAGTTTTAGGTACTACAATTTCTCCAGGACTCACCATTGCATGAACTGTATCATTGGCTGGATGATCACCCGGAACCACTTCTTGCCCGTGAACTTCACCACCATGAGTATAGTCTTCGGCCATTATTCTACCGCCATCGGCGTAACCTTCGTCGAAATTTCTACGATTTTGTTTTCTAATACGTTCATATTTTTCTTGTAAAGTTTCTTCGTGTACTGGTTCTTTAGGTTTTTCAAAAGCTTTTTCTAAACTTTCAACAAATTCATCAAATGAATAAGGTCTTTTAACTTTTCCACCTTCTGCATAACCAACTAGATTTTTTAATTTATCAAAAGTTGAAGCTTGATTGGCCATTCCAGTTCTAATTTTATTATATTCAGATTCACGATTATCTTTTTTATAATCTTCGTTGAAGTCTTTTTTAACTTCTCCACCATCTGAATAACCTGAAATTTCTCCACCTTCCCATTTTTTATTTTTTTCATCTTTTAAATTAAGAAATCCACCAATTGTTGATAGTCCAGATCCAACCATTTGCCAAGGAGCAGCAGCTTGTGCAGCAGCATTTTGTCCTTCAGCCGTTAATGCAGCAGCTCTTTGTTGTTGAGCACCCGATCTCATTTGTTGACGTTGGGCTTGATCCTGCCAATATGTACGTTGTGCTTCATTTTGACGTAAACGTTCTTGATTTTCCATTCCAATATTAGCGTTTGAAATATTTTGAGCGGCATTTAAATTAGCTTCTTGGGCAGCATTTCTAGCACCGACATTTCTTTGCTGTACATTGCTTCTATTTTGAACGTTAAATTGTTCTAATGCATCTTGGGCAGCAGCTCTTGCACTATTTACATCAAAATCTTGTCCTCTAATTGAACCGCCCAATGTTCCAGCTTGATTGATAGCATTTAACGCATTAGCTGAAGACATTGCTGCTAATCTATCACCTTCTTGAGAAGCTTGATTGGTACCACTTTGAGAAGCTTGTAAAGCTGCGATTAATTCAGCACCTGATCCACCTTGACCACGGGCTTGAAAATTTTGCATAATTTGTTGACGTTTTGCTTCTGTATCACGAGCTATTTCATTTCTTATTTGATTTAAGGCAGCACGATCTTCAGGTGTTAACCCGCCTTTACCACGCTGTTGAAGAAGTTGTAAAGCTTCTTTTTGAGTATCTCTTAAACTAGCATCTTCTGTAATTTCACCAACTTTGGAAGGACCGGCAAGTATTTCTGTTTCAAGTTCTGGAGTTAAAATTCCAGCTTGTTGAAATTGTTCAAATATAATTTTCTTAGATAAATCAGGCGGCATCCCAATTCTATTGAGTTCTTCTTGGGCCTCAATCATTGCATTGCGTGCTTCACCTAAAGCTCCACGAGATGCTTCTCTAGCAGCAATCCCACCTACGAGATTTGCAGCAACACCTGCTCCACCAAACATTGATTCTAGTGCCATATATTATCCTTGACTTTCTTCGTCAGTGGTTATATTACCTAAATAATTTTTATTCATATCATTAAATCTTTGCTGAGCATTTGCTAAATTAGTTCTTGCCCATAGTAAATTTTGTGTATCAGATCCACCAACAGCACCTGGGGCAAAAGCTGCGATCTCTGCTCTAGCCGCATTTCCCCATCCTTTTTTACCACTATTAATATGTTTATCATATACAGCTTGAATTCTTTGTGCCATTGCTAAATCACCTTCCACTGGAGCTAATTTAGCACGATTTGCGGCAATTGCCTGATTCAAACCTTCTTTATCATAAGCTAATTGACCTTGTTCGTATCCACCAACTTTTGTAGGATCATACCCTTGTAAATCACTACCCATTAAACGTTTTAAATTACTAAATCTTTGAAATTGTTCTTGGTTCATTAATTCTTCAGGTCTAGCGGCTTCATTGAGTCCACGGCCTTGAAAACGAACAACGTCGCCTAAATTAACACCATATGTACGATCACCGGCCTGTAATCCCAAGGCCTCTAATGCTTGTCTTGATAAATAATTTTCAGATGATCCACGTTGTCTTTCTTGTTCAGCTTGTGTTCTTAATGAAGCATCTCTTTCATTTGCAAGTTTTGCGGCTTCTTGGGCGGGAGTTAATACAGTTTGAGCACCCTCACCTGCACGTTGAGCAACGTTTCTTCCAAATCCTTGAGCTTGACTCTGATATTGTTGTCCAACTTCTTGAGCCCCTTGTTGTGCAGATTGAGCTTGTTGTCCAAGACCACTAACTGATCTACGAGCACTTTTTAAATCTTTTCCACCAGTTGCACCTAAAAGAAGACTATCCAGTCTTTGTTGACCAGCTTGATATTGATTAGGACCAGCAGCATAACGTTGAAGGAGAGCTTGTCTACCACCAGCGGTTCCAACTTGTTGACCTAAATTTTGAGCTTCTTGAGCTTGTCCTGTTACAGATCCAGCATTTTTAAGACCTAAAGGACCAGTATATCCACCAGCTCTAAATCTATCGAAATCTTTAAAATCTTGTTCATTAACATCATCTGGACGACTTAAAACGTCTTCTACACGTTGTCTATTGGCATCGGTATCTAATCTACCAGCCTCTGATTGTTGATTAAACTCGCTCTGAGCCTGTTGTAATCCTTGACGAGCCTGTTCACCCGTTTCCTGAATTCCTTGACCCACAGCTTGTCCTAAACGCGTACCACGATTTGCATTCATAATTCTCTGCAAATTGGTAAAGCCGGACCCTTGTGGTTTTGGTTTATTTATATTAGTTGCCATATAAAGACTTCTCTACTATAACAGTTGTTAAAATATTGATATAATTCAGCATATTATGTTCCATAAGCCACTACAGTTATTAAATACTGTTGATCAGATTGTAACCCTGTAATATGATTAATATTTACGATATTGGAGTTCTGCCCAAATGAAATAAATGGAGAAGAAGTGGGATAACTAGTTGATATCGTTTGATTAATTACTTTTAATACGTTACAACCCAAAACTCTCATATTTACGTTATCTAGTTGAAAACTGGCACTATTTTTAGGAATTCCATTGGCATCAACGATTATAATTACATCCTTGACTGTGCAAAATAAATTATCTTTTAACGAAAGTTTACGATTTAAAGCTTCATAAAGAGGATCTAAATCGTTATTTATAGTAAACGCTAATGTTTCTATTAGATCCTGATCTTCATCTTTGAAATTCTGTTTTTCTAATCTTTTTAATCCAGGTAAACGCATTAACGATAAGCCCTTGAACTTTGACCTGTTTCTGCAACAAGTGTAATTCCATATATCTTATAAAATTCTCTAGCTATTCCATGTTCAAATTTAACGACAATATAACGACATCTAACATTATCTCTTGGTATATAACTTCTAAAGGGTGCAGCGTGTGAACCTCCACCAAAGAAACCTTCTCCAAAATTCATAAACCCGAATATACCATTGCCATCACCACTAAAAGGAACACGATTAAATTTGGGTTTTAAATCTGAAGCAAAACTAATTGTTGCCGATGTGAAGGATTTATCTTTAAACATCATGGTAAATTCTCTAACCTGCTTTAAAGACAAAGGATCGTCAAAAGTTGATGGAGAATATATAAAAGATGTTTTAATACTATTAAAGATAATCATTGGCCCTTGAATATAGGGCAAAGTCAAATTAACAGTTAATTCTTTTGTAATTTTATTCACTCTAGTGATTACAGATTCTTGAACAGTTGTTCCAACTGAAGGTTGATAATTACTAAAATTAACTCCAACATCAAGATTTAATTTCTCAATAATTACATTATAACACGTTTGAATATCCCTAAAATCAGTATCAATAGTTGAGAAACTTCCTGTAGTTCCTGCCGTTAAATTAACATTGACTGGAACACTAAAAGTTGTCGGACTTATAACTGTTACAGGATATGTATCATTGATTGGAGGATTAGAATTTGTTCCTGATATAGTTACAATTCTACCAGTATGTAATTCATGGGGTGTGGAAGTAGTGATAATAGTTGGATTTGAAATACTAACTGCCGTTATTGTTCCACTCTTTGTATCAATATTATCGAAATAATTCGAATCAGCAATGCCGGTATCTGCATCTAATTTTTGGGCTAATTCAATTATTTTTGTTCTTAAACTAACTCCGCCAATTGCTTCTAGAGTTGAAAAATAATCAGTATCATTAACACTTGTATCAGTATCCAATTTCTTTAAAGTTTGATTATATTGATAAATAGTTAATAATTGATTTTGAACTAAAACATCGCCTTCAAATGTATCATCCACTTGAAAAAATTTCAATAATGTGTCAAAATAACTATTAGGTGCTAATTCATTAGAAATTTCTCTATCGGCATAATCATAACGATTAAATTGTTTACGTTCTTGTTCAATTGCGTTTGTATCACCTGGACCGGCGTATAATCTACCATCAGAATTAATAACCCCACATCTATAATCTTTATCTATAGAAGTCCAAGTTCTGGTGATTTGGTCGTATCTATATCCAATTTCAGCATCTTCATCTGTTGTGGTTTTTACAGTATAAACAATATATGAGTTGTCTGCTTCATACCCAACTCCCCATGTTGCTGTTTTAAAATCAGGATAATTATCAGAACCTAAACGTAAGAAAATATCATCTAGATTTTTTGTAATAACATCTGTACCAGATTCTGTAATGATAGAGATTCCATGGGTTGTCCAACCGTAGATAACATTGTTCACAACTGCCAGTGAATCAGGTGGAATGAGTATACAACTACTATCAAATAATGCTGTAACAAACGGTGCAATTTCTCCCGAAATCCTGTATAACCCATCTTCTTTAAATACAAATAAACTATCGCGCAAAGGAAATATCCTTAAGATTTCTTTATCTTGAGAACCAACATCTAAGAAATTGACGATAGGCACAGCTTCTGGTTCTTGAAATTTTGAATAATAAATTCTATTTGGTTTTTCTTCATTATCAGAAAAAACTGCATTACTAGCGATAACAAATGAACCCATTGTTCCAGCAACCGTAACATTTACAGGTATACTAAAAGTCGTTGAAGTTACATATGTAATAGAATACAAACCATCAATAGAAGGAGTGGAATTAGAATTAATAATAACAACTTGATCTCCATTCTCCATCCCATGAGGACTGGCCGAGGTAATAACGGTTGGATTTGCTACAGAATTTGAAACTATATAATTTTCAGGTCCAATATCGGGATTAAAAGATAAACCAGTATTGTCATTATTACCCAATATATAAACTATTCCACTAGATAAATCTAATGATTCCAAAAGAATTTGTCCAGGAACACCACCGGCAGTTGACAGATAATAAGCGGCAACGATTTCAGAAGAATTTTTATTTATAACTCTTACTAAACTACGAGCCGTTTCATCAACCGCTTGACCAACAGATACTAGATTAGATAGTAACACTTGATTCTGAGATGCATCTTCTCCAATACCTTGTGTTAGTACAGAGACTGTAAATCCTGATGTTTCAGCAGTTGCATCTGTTGTATAACCAGATAGAATATTTGTCACGGTAAAAGTATTTGTTGAAGATACTACACTAAAATCTGCGATGAAAGTAGATAATTTATTGGCACTTTTTTCAGCAATTTGAGCGTCGGTTTCTGACCCATCAAATACAATTGGAATACTTATTCTTCCAGGAATGTTAGGATCTGTTGTTACACCATTACTATACCACGGGGTATAAAGTTTACCATCGTTGGCCGAATTTAAAAAGAAATAACTTCCTTCTCCCACTAAATTCAATAAAGATCCGGCAATAGTTGTGAACTGAGTTTGTTCATAAGTTCCAACTACAAATTTATAAACATTTGTCGTTGTTCCATTTGTAATAACAATTTGGGGTAATTGATTTTTTACTGTGTGCGTTCCAGTTCCACCTGAAGTTATATCTACAGGAGAACCATCCTTTTCTAAAGAAATTTGAAACGTGTTTGCGGTTGCATTTAAAATATAATAAGTAACACTTTGAGTTATTCCACCAGGTAAATTAGAAGGGATAGCATTACTAAATTCAACAGATTGACCATCTAAATAACCGTGTGCTGTATTTGTAATAACATCGGTTGTTGTATTTACATCAACGCTTGTGAATGTATTACTGTTTAAGCCCGATCCATAATCAAGAACCATATTTGTTACCCCTAGAAGAGATAACTGTTTACGATGACGAGTTTGTGTATTGGCGTAAAATGTATAATTTTTAAATGTATTTATATCTTTGGCCAAAGGAGGAATATCATTAGCTTGAGTAATTCCTTCACCAGTTGCTTCATTTGTGTAAAGATTTGCACCCCTAAATTCATCGGGCGTTATATCTTCAATTATAATTTCTTTAGCAGCTAATTCGGCAGTGGTTGGAAATGCCTCATAAACAAGTTTCATTTCATCGTCTGGCACTAAATCACTTAGAACAGTTGTTCCGGTAGCCTGTGCAATATCCGAACGATAAACTTGAAAAAAATCATTAGATGTTACATTTTGAGGTATTGTTATGTTTAGTTTTGTATGAACTGTTGTTGTTATATCTAAAACATCAATATATTGAGAAGCTAAGGAATTTGAAATTACATCTTCGGGTTCTGATTGCAATCTAGTAATGATACTTTGTAGATATGTTTGTATTTCCACTAATTGAGCATTGGTTGTTGGTGTACTTGGAATTGAAGGTTGTGTTATAGATCTATATTCATTAGATCTAATAAAAGCAGATCCTGAAACTGTTCCAGCACCATCTGGAGCCGTTTTATTAAAAGAAATAGTTGTAGCAGTTACAGCAGATAATGAATATGTTCCATCTAAAGAATTTGTTGCACTATCTGAAAATCCTGATATTTCAATTTTACTTCCAATTATAAAATAATCTGTCGGATCGCCAGTAGAAAATGTAATTGTAACAACATTACTAGTAACACTAACTGTACTAATATCTAAAGGATAAGATCCAGGGGTTGTTTCGTCTGCATATTTAATATCAAAATCTAATTTAGCTGCTAATGCTATAAGATTTGTTCGAAGTTCAGAAGCCGAAGCTGTTATAGGAAGTTTTAAAGTTTCAACATAATCACCATCAGTTATTAAACTTCCGGTTTGATTAATATCATCTAAAGCACCTAAAATAAAATTAAAATCTTGAAGTTCTAAGGCTAAAAGTGAATTATAAATTTCAGATCTTTGACTAGGTGTTCCACGAATCAAATTGTTGTTATTATCTCTTTTGAGCCATAAAATTCTATATGCAACAGCACTATCTTGAGGTAAAAATGAAGTTTGATCACCTAATTCATAAACAATTTCTGAAGTTAAATCTACAGCTTTAATTCCACCAGCATCAACAATATATCCAGAATCTGTGGTTAATTGAGAAGCATTTTTAGCTGAAATCTTTTTTATACCATCATTTGTTGTAAAATATAAGTTACCATTGGCTTCAATACTTTTAATACGAAGTCCTGGTTCAGTTTCTGTATATGAGCCAGAGAATTCATTAAAAACTTCTACACCACTTGTAGTTTGTGTTCCGGCATCAAATTCTAATTTATCTGAATAATGGCGAATAATACGATCACGATAGCTAATTAATTGTTTAGCTCGATCGGAAGATGTTCCAAATGTTTCCCCGAAGATTTTCATTCCTCTACGAGGTTCAATAACATTTTCATCTCTAATAATTATATTTTTAGCTTCTATCATGCTCCCAGGTGGTGTTTCCAACTGATTTATTGCGGTATTTAAACCGAGAGCTTTAAGAAGAATACTAGCTGGCATATCTTACCAACCTCTTAAATTGTTGCGTTTTCTCGAAATTAATTTTAAGAAAGTATGACGACCAATAACTTTTTGAGGACTTCCCTCTGATCTATTATCAATTAATTTAGCTTGATTTGCTTCCATTTCTTGAATTTTACTCATACTTGATTGTAAACCTTGTTGATCACCCAAAGCCGATAATATCCTAGCCGAAGTTCTTTCAGCTAAAACATTGTGTAGATCTGGAGGAATTTGTGGTATAATACATTCGTTGGATAAACAAATATAATCACCAACTATTAGATCTTCTGGTATATCACCAGCACCAAATTCAATGTTTGAACCAGAAATTCCAGTTATTGGAACTTGTACGTCAAAACTAATAATTTTATGACCAGGTTTAGTTTGTAAAAAATCTATTAAATCACCATTGGTAATATTGTCAGGAATTTCATTAAATTCAATTCCACTTGTAGAAGCCACTATGAATCCAGATGAATTACTAACTTCAATATCATATTCTTGATTTAGGAATTTTAAAGTTGCAGTATCGGTAGAAGGAGTTCCATTAACTGCAATAGTTATTCCATTTGTATTAATTGCACCTACCAAATTTGTTGCTGTATCTATAGATGTTGCACCAATTTGAAATTCATCAACTCCAGGAGCACCAGCGGTTGCTGTGAAAATTTCATCGTTAATTGTTACAGTATCACCCGCAACAACCGAAGTATTTACAATTTGAATTGATTCTGTAAAGTAATTAACAATAGCTGCTCTATCGTTTTTAACTAATTGATTTACTCTAAGATAATATATAAAGTGTAAAGATCCAGTGGGTTCTGATCCAATATCTGGAATCAAAACAACATCGTTTCCTTCTAATTTATATTTATACGGAGGAGTTCCTGAACTAGCACCTGTACTGAACATATCATCATTTCCCGTAACTCTAGTCATTTCGAAAAGATTACCGGAAACATCTTTAAAATAAAGATCTCTAAATTTCATCCCAATTGCTCTATCGGGAATAGCGTATCTACTTCTATTAGTTTTTAAAGGAATATCTTTGGTTGTAACAAGATATTCTTCATGAAACTGTAGTATACTTGGAATCTGAGATGAAGCCATTTCTTCATTAGCGAAAGCTAAAATATCTTCTTCAGAAAAAGTAGATTGATCTGTTGGGAACATAATCTTACGTTTTACAGATTCAATTAGATCGTCAGATGTGAGCCATGGTTTAGCGGCCATTACTTTTATCCTTAGCTATTTTTAAGCATTTCTTCTTTTTTAGCTTGCAATTTTTCCATGAGTCTGTCAACATCTTCAGGAGATTTGCAATCTTCAGCGGTCATAATTTCAGCATCTTCGGGAGATTCACCCTCGTCACTATCATCATGTTCGGGTTCTGATTTCATTTCTTCTGGCATACCTTCAGGTTCAGCATTGGGATCTCCGTTATTAACGTTCTCATCGTTTTGGTTGAGCATTTTTTGTGCTTCACCAATACCATGTTTAAGACCTTCTTCAGTATTAGAAGCTACACTAACCTTTTTCAAGCCTTTAACTTTACTTCCAAGCATTTCATTGGCCATGTCTCTCATACCATGAATTGCTTTCATCTTAGCTTCTTTGTCAGAATCAGAAAGATTTTTACCCTCTTTCTTTTTCTTCATTAGCATTTTCATCATTTTATCGTTCATTTTATTTTTCTCCTTCTATATTAATTATTAACTTTTGTTATTCTAAAATAATTTCTAGCATCATCAGCATAACCACCACCTGTTCCAAAATGTGGTCTAATTATGTCGCCTCTAAATAATTCTAATGTTATAGATGTAGAATCTGGATTAGCTGCCCCTTGTGGAGTAGTTAATGCAATTCTATCAGTTCTTGTAATTGTCGCAATGCTAGTTGTTAACTGTGAAGAATTCCTACTTAGACCTATATAATTGGCACCAGAAGTTACTTCATCTGTTACTGTTATAAAATATAATCCATCTTCATTAATAGAGAAAGATGCACCTAATGTTGCAGAATCTGCGTATGTAATAGCGGTTCCGGTGTTTTTATTAATATTTGTATATCTACGAATAACATCGTTCGTTGATCCAAAACCATTACCTGTATCTAACCATACTTCACTACGATTTGATGAGCTTTGAACAGGTACAATAGATTCTGAAACTATAATATCAAAATAACCATCTCCAATTCCACCCGTTGCATCATTTTCTCCAATAGAACGACTGGTATTGGTTGCTAAGTCATTACTACCAGCATTAATAGTTAAAACTCCGGTTGTGGGATCATAGGACCAAACTGTACCAGATGAGCTAGTTGAAGAAATAATTCTTAAATCTGTATATACTAACCCAGTTCTTCCTGAATTAGAATAAAATTGCATAGAATATTGTTTATTTTTACCAATAAAAATATCCCATAAAGATATTAATCCAGAAGTTTGTGCTGAAGTATAGTCAGCCGCATGTAATCTAATACCATTATCACTAGATGGAAGAGTTGTTGGAACTTGATCACTAAATGTATTACTTGTTGCAGTATCTTTTGAACGAGAACGATATTCACCTAAAACTGTTGGAGTTGTTGTAACTCTAGTTCCATTGGCAATTATATTAGAAATTCTAAAAGTACTAGAATTGGAATTTAAAACATTTGTTGACCAGCCAGAAATCGGAACAATTGCTTCAAATGAATAACTTGTATCAGTATTAGCAATACTAATATTGCTACTACCAATTAAATCTGCATTTGCTGAAGAAAATCCACCAACAATTGCTAAATTTGTTGTATTGTAAATTTTTACATAACCCCATTCTTCTGCACCGGAGGTCCAAGCAGAAGCGGCTCCTACAACATTTTGAGAACCAGTCGTTGAAATATCTATCTTTGTTGTATCAATTGAATACCCCGAAGGAAGTGGAAATAAATAATCACCCGATCCACCAGAACCTGCGGAACTTTGTTCAAAATCAAAGCGAATGTGCATATCGCTTCCAACACGTCTCCAATAAGCATTTTTTCTAACGATTGTACCAGGAGTTGGAGCAGTAGTTACTGCACCAATTGTTAAAGTATATGATTGCCAATCAGACATTGCTGGACCAAAAGATACATCCTGAGGACCCACAAAAACATCATCAAATGAGAATGTTACTGCGGTTGTGGAAGTTGATGCGAAATGAAATCCAAATCTAATTTGAGTACAATTGGCCGGAACATCAAAAGTCATTCTAAGAGTTGATGTATTAACAACGTCATTATTAAACGGGGTAATTACTTGAGAATTTGTTACATCATATACAAAAGATTTTAAATCCCCTGCTACAAGACTACCTGAAATAATTTTTAGAGGAACTTCAATTGTTGTTGGTTTTCCTCTATATCCAAGAGGAATATTGGCAATACAAGAAGCGCCTTCACCTTGTTCGTTAGCGGCACCCTTTGTTACTTTTAACGAGCCAGAACCATCTAGAACTTCTCCACCAGTAGTTGTTCTAACTATTGTAATACTGGGACTTCCACCAGTCATATCAACCGGAGTAGATCCAGCAGCATCGGCGTAAACAATCCAATTTCCAATACTGGCTTCAGCATTAAAATTATCTTGATTTACGGGTTGGAAGGTTGTATCGAGAGTGATAAAATTAACTCCACCCCCACCGCCTGATCCAATTGGAATTAAAGTAGATCCATTATCAACATAAACTCTTTGTTGATCGGTTGCATATGCAATAACTGCTTCAACTCTAGTTAATGCATCTAATGCACTTTTTGTTCCTTTGGGGAGAATTAATTTTCTACCATCAGTCATTGTGCTAAAATCAATTGCTTTATTCGTCAATGTTTGAGGGTAATCATTACCAACAAGTGTTGTATTTCCATCGGGCAATGTAATACTTCTTGTTGTACCAACAGTAATTCCAGAAGCTAATAATCTAGCTTTTTTCGTAGGATCTGTTGTATTAACGATTAAATTATTTGTATCATCTAATTCTTTATTTTGAACTCTATTGGCACCAGAGTCTGTAGAAATTCGAGTAAGAATTTGATCATTAAGATCGGGAACAGTTAATGTTCTAGTTGTTGCAGTTGTTATGTTAGCAACATCAAATTGTAATCTTTTTGTATTATCACCATTGTCAATAATGTATGTAGAATTATCAACAAGACTCTTATTGGTTAATGTCTGTGTACCAGTTTCTGTAACAGTTCCGCTAGCACCAGCAGGAACTGCCCATGTGCCATCTGCTTTTAAAAATTTCAATGCTGCCGCATCGCCAGAGGCTGGAGCTGGCACTAATCCTTTTGTTCCACCTGATCCAGAATCACCAACAAAATCATTTAATTCGGCAGTTAATTGTGTAGAAGTTAGATCCAGTGGATCGCCAGTTGAACCAGTATTATTACCTTTAAACGTATGTGCTGCCATATTGGCAAGCTTTGCGTTTGTAACAGCATCGTTTGCAATGGTTGCGGGAACTGATCCTGGACCAGTTGCTGTAACATCTCCAGTTAAAGCCGTAATAGCAGATCCAGATACGGCATCTATTTGAGCTTGAATTGGACTTGTAACACCAATTAAATAACTAAGTTCTGTAGTTGATACGGCAGACGCTGTTAAAAACCCTGAACTATCAAATTGTGCAGCTTTACTTGCACTAGCTAGAATAAAATTTGAAGAGGTTGAAATTGTTTTGTTTGACATGGAAGCAGTGTGAGATTCTGTTAATACCGCCGATGAATCTGTTCCATTATGAAATAATACTTTACTTAGAACTGCGGAAACTTGAATTTCACCTAGTTTATCTAGGCTCATTGTTGATTCAGGAACAACTCTTAAACCATGTAGATATTGAAATATATTAAGCATTTATTACCTTAACTTTGTAAAATAGATTGAGCGACAAATGTTAATTTTCCCGAATGACTAGAACCACTTAATGCGGTCGTTGAAAATCTAATTTGTCCAGCATCTGTAATATTAAATGAAATTTTACTTTCACTATCACCTAATATTCTTTGAGCTAATTGCCATTTATTATTAACAGGACCATTGGGATTATATAGAATTAAGATTTCACCAGATTCTTCAGATTGTTCCAATGTAGTTGTTCTAAAGACCGCATAACGTATAAAAGCCGATCTAACGGTCGATGTGGGGAAGGATAGAGCAGTTATATCAATATTTGTTCCAGGATTGTAAGGATCGAGTATTAGAGCTTGTGGAGCCACATCAAATGCTCCTACCACAGCAGCTAATGCTGCTTCTACAGCTAAACCGAATTGAACCATGGCTTCTGCCCAATTAGGGGATTCAGCAGATTCTGGAAACTCTATTAAATTGCCTTGAATATTTATTTCGATAGACATGAATATCCTATAAAGATGGTATCTTACATATAACAGTTGTTAAAATAAGGCTAATTTAACAGAAAGAAAGTTTAATGTTATAACTATTGAATTTTATTGGATTTTTTCATCTTTATAACATGGGTATCTTTTATAGATTTGATATCGTGTTCTGCAATTAAAAGAGGTCTTAAGTTAGTATAATGACAAAGTTTATAAAAATCCTCTTCTATATCAGATTTACCCAAAGGTATAATATGGTCTATTTCCCAATAGAGAGCATAGTTTTCCCAAGTCATTCCGGGTTCAAATCTCTGTTCTATATACGTTTTAAGTTCTTCATATGTACATCCTAGATATTGTTCAGTTTTATTGGTTTTATTCCATCTTTTAGATTTTAAAGCTCTATTAATTCGACTTCTCATACACTTTTTAAGACGAAATAATTCATCGTTATAATATCTAAATTTATCTCTTTTTCTGCTAGAATCTCTAGCTTTTTCAGATCTTTTATATTCTAATTGTCTTTTTTTAACTTCTGGACGTTGGCGATATTCTCTGCCGTACTCTTTGTTTTTTCCTAATCTATTAGAATTAATACATTTATTACAAGTTCCACGTCTATATACTTTATCTTTATAATAAGCACATTTTTGAAATTCTTCTATTTCTTTAGTAAGTTTACATGTTTTACATTTTTTTAATATCATGATAAGATTATAACATATATATTTTTAGAAATCAAGTTTCAAGAATTGCGCAAAATTTTTATGTAAAAAAAAAGGCCTGTTTAATTAAAAACAGGCCCTTCTAAATACTCGTTTTTATTAAGTATTAACAATTCCAGTTAAGATAACGTTGCGCCCAGGTGCAGCGCAGAACAAAGCTTGATCTGTGTACAGACGAAGCTCGTAAGCAGCGGCGTTCTCAGAATCTTTAAAGAACTGATCACCTTGACCAGGACGTTTAAAGGTAATGTCACTTGAACCTACTCTTGACCATTCACTAAGATCGAGCATATAGGCATAACCTTCTTTAACGTAAATGGAAGGTTGAATTTCAATCTCACCATTTTGCGAAAAGAATGTCAATGCACGAGAACCGTTTTTGGCTCTTTCTGTGCTATAGCTTGAATCATATTGACGAAGAGCAGCTTGGTCGTTGTTAAGATTTGCCCATCCGCGAGGATTAACAAGCAATAACAATTTACCTTCTTGACCTTTTTCAACTGGGCGAGCAGCAGCAGAGATGATTTTAGCAAAGCTAAGAGCACCAGCAACTGAATAGCTGTTACCTTTGAAGATATTAAATGCGGCGACATCAATACCAAACAAAGAACCAGAAGATTGAGTCAAAATTTGATGAATACCAGGGAACTCATTTCCATAAGCTCCACCATGCCAAAGCACATCACCGGCAACGATGCCAGGAATAACTGATTCGAGAGTAACAGTTTTAGCATCCAAATCAACTTGTTTAACTTTAGCTTCACCGCGAGAAACTGCACCAGAAGAATCTCTAACTTCTACAGGCATTTTTTCAGCACCAACCCAAATACCAGGAGCCCATTCGGCTGTAGTAATTGTGATTGTAGCACTTGAAGAAGAAGCAACTGTTGCATAGCCAACTTGACCATAGAACATTTCAGCTTCCAATTTCTTTGTCATGGATCTAAGCATATTGCCTACAACATATTTTGTTGCATCCATGAAAGCTTGTTTACTACCTTGTGAACGACTTACAGCGGCAATACCGATTAAGCCTCTCAAAAGAGCAGAATTACCTTTAATTGTGGCATCTTTAATAACGCCACTGATTGCAGGACGAAGATTAAATGCATCTTCATCGCTTGAAGCAAAAGTAATACCATGCTCAAGACCAAGAACAACAGGTTGGTGGTAGCTATTACCAGGCTGTTTATCTTTCGACATAAAGTCGATCATATTTAAAACTTTAACACCATCAGGGATAAGTTCTTTTACCTTATCGGCATAGACTTCCTTGAATAGTGCATTCATATCGCCATATTTATTTGCGGCAGCAGTTGCAGAACTCATACATTACTCCTTATGCTTGTTCGTCAACAGCGTATTCAACTTCTAAACATAGGTTGTGTGTACCTGATGTTAGAGCAGCAGAGCTGTCAATGGTTAAAAGAATTTTATCTCCAATTGCATCTAAACCATCAGCATCACCCAACGAAACGTTGAATGTATTACCTGACTCAGATTGAGTTGTAGATTGGCGAGAACATGAAGCTCTCAAAACTTTTTTAACGGGTTCACTAATTTTCACTAAACAATTCATGATACCAGTTGCATCAGAGGGAGCATCTGTATAAGTAGGTGCTGTTTGACCAGGATCTAATGCGCCAGAGGCTTCTGAGATATCATCTTGACCAGTTCCTTCCAAACGTAAAAATAATACGGCTGGATCGTCTACTGATCTTGTTTTACTAGCAGGGGTAGCATTGCCGACAACTTGGAACTTCAATACAAGCCTTTGGGCTTTCAACTGAACGTTCTGTACGACGCTGCTTTGTGCATCATAAGACATTTTTTTTCTCCTAAATTAATTAAATTACACTTCTAAAACGTTACTTTTCGATAAGCAAAGTCATAAATGTGTCTATAATCTTTTTAAGATATCTACGCCCTATGAAAGGTAACGTGGAGTCCACTAAAGCAGACAATTATACTTTTCTATCATATACAGTTGTTAAAATAATGCATTTTTTATGCCAAAATTTTTATTAATATATAACTATTTGATTTTATTAAAAAAAGGGCCAGCTTCATGGCCAGCCCTCTAAACTCTACCACCTTCGCAAGTGATAGAGGTTGCACTCTAATAGTATTTTAAGCTATTAGAAGCCGAAATACTTCTTATAATCAATTTTAGCAACTTCTTTGGGTTGAGCACTCTTTCCGCCAGCATCTTTAATTGACGACGCGTGTGTAGGAGCTGGAGAAGCTTTAGCTTTAGCTACATGTTTCTTTCTCATACGATCAAAGAGTTCTTTTTTAAACATTTCCTCGATTACATCTTCAGGGGCAGAGTTGATAAATTCTCTAATTTCGGATTTAATATCTTCTCTAACCAATGGAAGAACATCATCGGGTGTAATATCGATATTATTTTCAACACCTAACAATAGGTAATCACTCATCTTTTTAACAATATATGGAGTAGGTTTTTTAAATTCTGATTTCTCCAAAGCTTGAGTCATGAGATTATCATATTTAATAATTTCATTCTGAAGAGCAGTTTCTTTGCGTTCTTTTTCTCTTTCAGCCGCTAATTTATCTTTTTCATCTTTAAGCGACTTAAGTTCTGCTTCCATTGCCTCTTTAGCTCTTTGCTCTGGACTCTTTTCCATATCAGCCAAACGTTTTTCGACATAGCCTTTAACCAAATCGTCTACGTTCATTCCTAATCCACCCTCGGAATCGGCTAAAACTCCCAATGGATCGCTTGTAAGTCTTTGAATTAACTCAGAAACTTCTTTTTTGAGCTCAGAATATTCGGCCATTCTTTTTTGAGCAGCACGAGATAATTGAAGATGTTTTTTAACCTCTTCTTCATTATCCAAATCAAGTTCTAAATCTTCTTCTTTTTGATCAACCTTGATTTTATATTTTTTCTTATTAGCCTTTTTAGCTGCTTCTTTTTTCTTTTCTTCTTTTGAAGATTTCTCACTAGCAGCTTCTATGGACTCAGGTTGTTCATCTGAATTTTCTTCAGTCTTTTCAGCATCTTCAATATTTTCACTACCATCGGTAGATTCTGCTGTTTCTAATACTTCGGTATTTTCAGTATTAGTAGATTCAGCGGCAGGTGCTGAACTTTCTGGGGCAGGCGTTGAATTTGTTGCTTCGGACATACTATTTTCTCCTATTTACGCGCATTTAAGCGTGGTTAATAATAGAATCGTCTTCACCATGAAGATAGATTCTAAAGATAGTTGTTAATTATTCATCTTTTAATGAATTCATATAAGCTTTTTTAATTTCTTCATCTAATTCTTCTGGAGTTGGTCTATTTGGATTTTGTAATAATTGTTGTGAATCTTCTTGAGGTGCCATTAAACTTCTTAAATTTCTATATTTTTGCACATAATTACTATCATCTAAAATTTCTGGAGTAATTTGTTCAGGGTTTAAATTATGCCCTTTTAACCAACTATATGCAGCCTTTTCTTCATTTCCTTCTTGTTTTTCAAGTGAATGTTTAGCCAATTCTTCAGCTAAATGTTGTTCAATATTAGGATTTTTTTCTAAAGTTTGTTTTAATACATCTGGGGAAAGTTTATAAAGTTCTACCATTTCAGGTGTAACCTCATTTTTTAATCTTTTTCGACTAATAATTTCTTTTACAGTATTAGGCATTAAACCGTAATTACCAATAGCTCTATCGCCTTTTTGAAGATTATCTAAAGTAATTTCTGGATGATTAAAATTCTTACCACCACTAGATTCAATTTGTTTTATTCTTTCCAAAAAATCTTTTATCTTTTTATCAGCCATACAATGGTTCCAATCATTAAAATATTCAAAAATAAAGATGAATAAAATAATCTTTTATATTTTTTTATGGTATAATTGTCCATAAAACTTCTTTTAATTTTAGGATGATTAGGATCTTGAAATATGATTTTACCCATTTTTATTCCTTAAATATTCAGATAATTTTTCATAAATTTCATGTGGTGGAGTAATTGCCAAGTCTATATTTAAATCTGGAACAATATTTTCTTCAATTAGACATTTATATACTTCATCACACAAAAACGCGTTATCTTTAGCCCATTTATTCTTTTTAGGAAAAGGAATTTTAAAAACTTTTTTTAATAACCCTCTCCACGCGAAATAAAAAAATCCTGGATAATCATAATCTCGACTATCGTATTTATCAACAATTCTATCCCAAATTCTATCCTCAATTTCAATTGGTAAATTAAGTTCAATTAAATGAACAATTTCAAAAGATTTTTGAGCATTTCTAAAAAATTTTGGATGTGTTCCCATTAAATTAGATTCAAACATTAGTCCACCTGCTGGACTATTAAATACTAGAGCAAAATGACTACAATCGGTTTCTAAACCCCATCTAATTATATTACTCAATACTAAATTACTTTTTGTCCAAATTAATTTCATAAACTACTTAATATTTGTATTAAACGATTTTTAAATACTTGTTTTCTCTCTTCAGTTAAAAAGGGAGCCATTTCTGGTGTGATCTTTATTGATTCAACTGCTTTATATGTTTCCCAAAGAGAACCAGTTGAACCATAATACATTACATCTCTAACAGCATCTACAATTAATTTTGTCTTTCCGGCAGCAGTTATTTGATCGATTACGTTCTCTCCACCAAATTCATTTATTAAAACTTGAAATCCTTCTTGCGCTTTTTTTATTTTCGAAGCACCAATTGCTATTAAATATGGTGGTACATTAATTGTCATAATTATTCAAACACCAAAAAGAATTTACCAGTATCAAAATTCTGTAAAGGAGTTAGGTTTTCTTCCGCCATGCCTTTTAACCAGTATTTATTTTCACCTACTTTAGAATCTTGAAAACGAATTCCATCGTATGTGTTCCCATCAATCCAATATTTTTGATCACCCTTGGGATCTACAGCACTCATGAATTTACGCTCCAGTCATCTACATTAATCCAACCCGCAGTTCCGTCGCAGTCAACGTAAAATTGAAATACAGCATCGTCTGTTATAGCAACCGTTGTTCCAGTTAATAACTCAAATGCTCCATTACCAGCCGCCGTTGAAGTCGCAATTACAGTGTCTGAAGTTATCCCAACTGCTGGATCTGCTTTTAAAATCAATCTTGGTTGATTACCATTATAAGCAGTGCCATCACCAGCAACAGATTTACGAACATAAACATTTATAACAACAGTTTGTCCATTAGGTACTGCAACCTTTTTAAGGCTTCCTTGTAATTTATTTGTGGCTTGGGCGTTATTGGGAGTCATTCTAACGGATGGAGAACCCTTATTGAAAATAGTTGTATCAGGTATAATAACTCCGTATTTTTTTGTTGTTATATGACTCCCAGCAGTTTGTTGGTTTCTAGCTGATGCAATATATGCATTTTCTGTCATATTACCAGCATTAGATAATTTTGTAGTAGAACTTCTTAAACAATTTCTCAATGTAACTCTTGGCCAAATTAATACACCTGAAACGTTAACATCTCCGGTAGAATGTGTTGTTGTTGCGCCAAACGTTGAATTATCTACATAAATCTCATAACAATCACCCGCTATATTTAATCCAATTGGGCAGGTTAAAGTTACTCCAGAATTTATTGTCATGTTTTTTAAATAAATGTTTGCACAATCGGTTCCACCAAAACTAACATTTGCTGTCGCATTACCAAATGATGTTACAGTATCAACTATAAAAGAAAATGCATTCGATAAATTTAAACCATTTGTGGTATTTCTCCAAGTAGTCACATTACTAATTGTACCCATTGGGTTATTCGTGACGCCCAAAAGATTTACTAAAGAAACACCAATAGTTGTATTCGAATGTGAAATAAATCCACTTAATGTTCCAAATATTTCAGTTGCGGTCCCAACTGAATCTTGTAATGTTATACCAGCTCCTGTGGCACTTACAGCAGTTAAATTTGTAATTGTTCCAGTTAAATCAGCGATATTAAAACAAGTCGCTCCGGTTAATATTGCTATATTATTATTTATTGTATACGAACTATTAGTTGTTGCCGATTGAATTAATGCACTACTTGCTGTATTGTAAAATACATTATTAGTTATTGTATGATTGTTAGCGGTACCAGAATTAATATTTAATCCAATTGAACTGGCAACATTAAAATCGTGTATGGAGCAATTTGTTATTGTTGCACTACCTGTATTTATACCTAAATCTATACCACGTTTAGATGCTGTTGCAGAACCCATATTATAAAATTCCATTGAATCGAAATTTATAATTGCTGTTCCTAGTATATTAACATATGTTTGATTTGTCGTGCTTGCACTAAATATTTTAACATTTCTAGTTAAATTTATTAATTCGCCAGCAGTTGGACTAGTTCCAGAATGTGCATTTGTTATAGCGGTGATTGTTAAAGTTGTACCAGACGCATTTGCTGTAAGTGCTTTACTTTCAGACTCAGCTTTTGTCCTAGTGGTTGAAGCTAAGGCGATAAGATCTCCATTTAACCACCCCGTACTAACATTTGTAGTTAATGATGTGGCAGCAGCGGCAGCATCGGCGGCTAAAAATGCACTATTCGTTATAAGTGCTCCACCACCAGTGCAAGTAGAACCTAATCTAGATTCAAATCCAAATTGAACGTTTGAACCACAAACAAATTCTAACGATGCTGAACTAGTTGCTGGAACTCTTGTTCCCGCTGGATTTCCCTGTTGATATATTGAATTTGTGTATACGGTTAAATTTCCACCTAATTTTAAATAATATGCAGTACTTGCTGTTGTCCCCCAGTCCAATGTTCCTCTACCACATATTTGTATATTACCAAACGTGGTTGCTCCGGCATCGGCATTATCCATAGTTACTGTAAAACTATTTCCGGTTGTTGCTCCAGTTCTTTCCCCAGCTACCACTAAATTATCTCCAGATGCAGGGGCTTTAGTTGTGGTTGTTCTGAGTAATCTAGACCAATTAGAAGCAGTTGCATCTCTATAAAGAGTAACTTGAGCATTCGTTGACGTCTGAACTTGAACTGTATAATTTGTTGCAACTATTAATGATACAGGAGCGGAAAATTTCATAAAAATCCACCCAGTATTTGTCGATCCATTAACTGCGATTATATCAGTAACGTTAATTGTTACAGTTGTTCCAATAACTGCTGCGGTTCCATCGTGAAGTCTAACGGAAAAAGTTCCAGTTGGAGCACCACTTCTAGCACTAACTTTAACGGCTATACCATCAATTATAATTGCTCCAGGGGTAAATGCCGAACTACTAACAAATGCTGTGGTTGTATTAGTTGTATTTGTCTCAGAATCTAATAATGACGTTGCATCTACTAAACTCCAAGTTGCCGCAGTTGTAAAATTTCCTGAACTATTATTTAATAAAGTCGCCATAATTATTCTTCACCTTGTTCTTCTTGTTGATCTTCAATTGCGGGTTCTTGTTCAAGTTCAATAAGAATTCTTGAAATTTCTTTTTTAGCTTCTTGATATAAAAATTCTTGATCAATTTCATCTGGAGATAATTTAAAAGTTTTTTCAATTCTATAAGTGGGTTTTCCACCTTCTAAATCTTCTAAAATTAGAGTATAATTAGTTTCACCAAATTGATAATGTTTATTAATATATCTAGATGTATACATTTTAATTAAATCCTTTAGCAACAGCGACAACGTCCCATTTGGAATCTGTACTATTATATATACAACCCATATAATCAACTTTATTTGCGCCCGTAGAAAGAACTAATGCTTCTATATCTAATCCAAATCTAAAAATTGCGTTAAATGCTAAAGTTCTTCCACCTGTTCCATCTTGTCTAAATCTATATGTTATCTTTTGTCCATTTGTAGGATTTGTTGGAGCACCCAATGTTCTATTAGTCGTTAACGTTACAGTAAATGTATTGCCCAATGATGCATCTGTTGCAATAGTTGCGGCATCAGTTAATGCTACAGTATTTAATGTGAATCCAGTATTTGTTCCTGATTCTTCACCATGGGTTGCGAGAGGTCTAACTTCAATAATACCTGTTGTTGCATCTGATTTTAAAACAATACCAATTCTTTGCCATATACTATTAGGAGATGTTGGTTTTGTTGTCGTCAACGCTCCAGCGGTTGTTGCTGATAAATAAACTCTAGAACCAACAACAAATGCAGATGTGTCAAAATTCGATAGATTACCAATTGATAATACTCTTCCGTATGCACCATTAGCAATTGTTTCCATTGCTAAACCAAGTGCTGGAACAGTATTTGATGAATCAGCTTTCGCTAATGCAATTGTCAAAGTATTAGATGTTGGGGAATCTGAACCATTTGCATAAACAGCTTGACCTTTAGTGATTGTGGAGCCTGTTGTATTCCTCGCAATAAAAATAGTATCTCTCAGAATAGTATTAACTGTTCCTGTTTCATCTAGAAAATGAAGTCTAGAAAATCCTTGAGATACATCTAAATAAATATTAGCTTTCGTTGCTGCTGGCGTTGATGGTGTAGAAGTTTGTGTAAGTTGTAAAAATGTAGTTAAGTTTAAAGCATTAAATGTTGGACTAGAAGACGTTGCAATGTCTTGTGGAGTTGCAAATGTTACCGTACCTACACCGTGAGTAACAGTAATTTGATTAGCCGTACCCAATAAAGACTTGTATTCACCCGCTGTTGCACCGGCATTAACACCTAATACTTGATTGGCTGTCCCTAATGATGCAGGCAATTCTGCGTCAATTTTTGCTTTATCTGTTGAACTCATGAATCCATGAGCTAATGATGTTGCTAAAGCGTGTAATGTTGGACTTGTTTGAGCACCATGATTATGAACGTGATCAGAAAGAGCAAAACTTGCAGCGGCCCCTTGAACGTTTGCCGTTCCAATTTGAACTGGAACTCCGCTTGGGATATTATGAACGTGGTCAGACCTAGCGAAACTTGTTGCAACTCCTTCTGCGTTTGATTGATCTGGAGTTTGGGTTACAACGATAGCTGTTGATAATGCATCAGCACCACCTGGGTTATGACGAGATGCGTGAGCTTGAACTGTAATACCGTTAAATGTTGCTCCAGTTACTGCACCAACCGCATTGATGTCACCACCAGCATTGATATTTTTTTCTACACCTAAACCACCTTCGGTTACAATTGCTCCAGTATCTTTATCTGTAGATTGTGTAGTTCCTGAAGAAATTAAATTTACTAAAGTTACAGTGGAAGCTGCAAAATTTCCCGATCCATCTCTTTTTACAATTGTACTTGGAGTATTTACCGCTGTTGCAGCTTGAGTATCATTTACAGATGTTGCAATTTCAAGAGCAGTTTTTCCACCCACTGAGTTAACTGTAGCTGGAACTGATCCTGGACCGCTGGCAGAAACATCTCCAGTTAAATCGGTTATGGCATCAGGTGTCCCAATAGGAACTTCATTACCATCGGAATCTTGAACATATACTACATCATCAGTTTTAGCATAAAGTAAAATAGCTCCAATTGGTGGTGGAGGAGGTGTTGAACTTACTTCATCTAATCTTATCTTTGCCATTTTATTTCCTTAAATTAATACCAATTCTGAATCGCCCAATAAAATAATATCACCCGTTACTAAATCTATATCTGTTCCAATAATTGTGTGCTTATCGGGAATAATAACATCATTTAAAATTTCTCTATTAAACACAAAAGCTTGTGCTCTTATATCCCCAGAATCGCCTAATATAGCTAAACTATTTTGTATCAGTTTTCCAGTTGTTCCATCAAATCTAGTAATTGCATTATCTGTAGAACTAGCTGGACCAAAAACATCTCCACCTTGATTATTCACCAAATCTAGATTGCCGGTTATTGGATTAAATTTAAAAGGCATTTTATACTACCGCCACATTTAAAATTAAACTTTTCGTTGAATCTGTATAATTAACCGTCGCTGTCTGTTGAACTGTTCCAGCAATTCCACCAACTCTAGATGCATAAACTTCTTGGGTTGCGGATGGATATGTTGCTGTTATTGCATCAAATGGTATTGTGAATAATTGAACCGTTTTTACATTTATACTACCATCTGTATTTATTTCAAGTTCATCACCATCACTGTCGTGTATTGCTAAATTATCTCCATCGGCAGCATCTACAGATATAGCTAATGAATTAATAACACTAACATCTAAAGCTGTTTTAGGACCAACGGTTGTGGATGTTAAAAAATTTGTTCCATCTCCCAGTCTAACACTATCAGTTGTATGACTTAAATCAACCGTTATCGACCCAATAGTTACTTCCGCATCCACGCGAATTCTATTGGTGGGTTCGTCATAGATATTTTGTATGACTTGTTGAAAGTCTAGTTTAGTGCCAGCCATTTAACTTACCATGTAGCAGTTGCTACGCGTACCCATGTATCAGTTGCTATACAAACATAAATAAATCCGCTATCCCATGCAATTTGTCCAGTAACTCCTGTTGCAGATGCGCTAGCTGGAGTATGAGTTACAGGGGATACTAAGAATCCGGCTCTAGTTATATAAAAACCATCAGCTCTTGTACTAGAATCTCCACCAATACCAACCGTAAATAAATGATCAGTTGAAGCTGGTGCGCCAGGTGTTCCAACAACTGTATTGAATTGCCCAACGGCTAATTGATCATTAGCGGTTGCTATTGTTCCTTCACCCAATGCGGTTGAATTTGTCCCATCGGCAACTGCTTCTAATCCTTGTGCTAAGGAACTTCCACCATTTGCTTGAGTACTACTACCAAATGTTACAGATCTAAGACCTGATGCAACTGTTAAATTACCAGATGCAAATGAAGAACCCCCAGATGCTATATTATCTAAACCTAAATGAAATGAATTAAGACCAGAAGCAAGACCTGTTACGCCTACGCTTGTTGATCTACCAAATGCAGCAGAGTTGATTCCGGTAGCACTAACTGCTCTACCTGCGGCAAACGACCTATCATTGGATGCGACGGTTTCTGCTCCCAAAGCTGTTGATGCAAATCCTGACGCTAGAGTTAAATTCCCTAAAGCGGTTGACTGGTCTCCAGTTGCTTGATTACCCGCTCCAGCGGCAAATGATTCATCTCCAGAAGCTGTATTGCTAGAACCAACATTCAAAGCATTAATGGAATCGTCAAATGTAAAATTAGAACTTCCAGCGAATGCACCGGAATTATTAAATTGGACTTGATTGCTTGATCCGGCGGCTCCAGTTATAAATGTTCCCCATGATGTATTTGTTCCATTTGTTGTTAATGCTTTGCCTGATTGGGATGTTTGTGTTGGTAAAAAAGCATTTAATGCGGCATTAGCGGTTATTTGTCCAGTTCCACCATTCGAAATTCCTAAAGTTCCAGTGAATGAAATATTAGGAGTGGCTCCACCAGAACTAGCTAAAGGACTAGATGCAGTAACGTTGGTTACTGTTCCTCCACCGCCTGGAGTTTCCCATGAACTTGTTGAACCATTGGTTGAAAGAAATTTTCCAGCTTGTCCAGTTTGATCTGGCAAGGAACCATTTTCAATTGCATCAACTACATCATCTCTAGCTTCGGGAGATCCTAGAGAACTTAATAGTAAATCTTTTGTTTCTTGTGATAATGTTGACATATTTTATCCTTGTGGGGGTAATTGTTGACTTGCCGTTACAGGTAAATCGGAAAAAGGTGGAGGAGGTTGAGGTAAACCTGGTTGACCTATATTTTGAATTCCTGGACCAGAAATTTGTTCACCGGCTTGAGCTTGTCCTTGAACCGGAGACATTTGTTCTGGAATATTATTATCTGCCGATTGTTTATTTGGCATAGGTTGTCCATTATTTGCCGGAGGCATTGGGGCTCCAGGAAATGGAGGTAATTGTTGTTCACCAATCATTTGTAAAATACCAGGGTCAGTTGTTCTCAAGAAGTCAATATGAGCTTGAATGTGATTCAATACATTTTGAACAAGTTCTGGATTTTCTCTCAAATCTGGGTCAGCAAGAACCGATTGATGTTCTTTAATATGCATACTATGCTGATCAAGCATTGTTGCAAGAGGTGATTTACCTTCAAGCATCATTTCATTTTCTTTTTTAATACAAAGAAGTTGGCTAATTTCGCCTTCATAAGCAGCATCTAAACTACCCGTTTTAAGAATTTGAAAATATTGCTCGGGGGTTTTAAGGAGTTTCATCTGAAGAAGTTCATTGGCAATTTCCATACGACCTGCAATTGTTTTCGCAAGAGGATTACCCACATCAACTACAACACGATTAACATCTTTAATCATATCTCCAGTAAATTCTTTTAATTCTGCTCTATTAGATTTACCAACAAGAGCAACCAATTTAGGTGTAGTTGAATATTTCTTAAGAATATTAAGAAGAGCAGTTCCTACATCTTCAATCATTTTTACATAATTTTGTTGCAATCTAGATGTAAATTGTAAAGACATTGATTGAACAAGAGCTAATGCTGTTCCTGTTCTCAAAGAAGCTTCTGGATTACCACGAGATACTGAACTAATACCAGTTAATGTTTCAGCTTCAGATTTAAATAAATCGATTGATTTAAAAATCTCTGTGGGGGTGCTTGTTAAATTTAAAGCTTCTGGTTTTACAGTTCCTTTAACAATGTTCATCCCACCTTCAAGACTTTCAATACTAAGATTAGCACCTTCTGGAACCCAAACATTAGAAACACCGTGAGTTGATTGATTTGTCGCCAAAGTACTATATAATGAATTTAAATTCTCTTGAATGGGATACATATCAAATAAATTTGTATATCCATATGGTGTACCAATAAAATTACCTGGACAGACTCTATAAATAGGGATTTGGTCATAGGGATTTTGCATGTCTAATAAAACAGCTTCTGAATCTAAGAAAAGCATATATCTTCCATCAGGAACTGCTTCAGTTTTCTTGTGGTAAAATTCATACACAGGAACATCATCGGTTTCATCGTTTGTCATTAAATTTAAACGATAACGATAGAGTTCTGTCTTTGTTGGCATTGCTAAAATTTTATCAGTCAATTCTGGATATTTAGCGATAAGATTATGTCTATTTTGATAAGTTCTAACGAGCATCCATTCATGCTTCCAGCTAGATTTTGTTCCATCAAATACAATATCGAATGGAGAGATTGTAGAAAATTCAACTTCTCCTTCATATGTAAAACTTTTTATTTCTTCATTGTAGTCATAAGCTTCGCCAGCAGTTGCATTCCATTCAAGTTTAACAAATCCGGCACCCATGAAGATAGACATTTCTACAGCTTCTTTAAGAACGTCTTCTAGATGTTTCTCTCTCATGTAGTAATCAAGAATACCATTTGCGAGATTCGCCTGAGCTAAAGATTTATAGTCTGTATTAATAGCACGAGCTTCCATTGCTGGACGATTAGCTGTAACCATTACATAGGTATGTTCAGCTAAGTTTCTTAAGTGATTTACAGGAAGAACTGTTAGTTCACCTTGTTCTCCGGTGAATGAGATCTCATGATCGGCACCATCAACGTAGATACCATGATATGCTTTCCACATCATTCTCAGTTTATCTAAATAATTATTTTTCTGTAGATCGTTATAGAAGCTTTCGGCTTTATTTAAAAGAATGCCAGCAACTTCATTACTTTCTTTTACGGCAAAATATTTATTATCCTGGGATGGTTCCATTACTTTTTCCTTTTGATATTAAATATCTGTTTATAGATTTCATTAACATCGCCTTGATTAAACTTATTTACATTAGGAATAAATAGATCTTGTCTATCGATTCCATAATGAGTAGGATATGGATTCTTATTAAAATTAACAGCTCTTACAAAATATTTCAAAGCATCAACTGCGTCATAGTGGCCATGATCGGGGGAACGCGCAAATTTTTCTTTATTTGTGGCACTATTCCATCTAACGTTTTCTAAATGTAATATAAGAGTTTTACATCTAGGATTGATTATGATTTGTTTAGAGTTAAGTAAAGCTCTCATATGATTCAATGCTGAATCTTTATCGTCTTTTTTAGCGGTAGAAAAATATAACTTATTATTACTATATTTTAATATCTCACCAATTGCGATAGGATTAATATCACTAACACGAGAAAGAGGACGTTTAAGTTCGTTAATTTGTTGATCCAACCAAAGCTCATTCTCTTTATTAATAATTTGTTTAGTAAGACTTTCTAAATTATTATCAGGTTTTTGAAAATCCATAATAATTTCATCTTCAATAACAAGTTTAGCATTTCTGAAATCATAATAACCAAAAAGGACTGCGGTTAAATCTTTTCCACCTAAATCCATTGCAACATAATTATCAAAGAAAGGAGGTCTAACCCATTCTTTTACAATATCTTTTTTGAGATTATTATTAAATTCAGGAATAACTGATGTATTTGAATCTTTTACGATTTCATTTAAATATTCTCTACGAAATCTTTCGGGTTCCATCTCATTTATGGCTTCCTCTATCTTTTCAGGAGTCATCAATGGATTGTCGTATATTGTTTTTTCCGTTAAAGTCTTTTTAAATTTAGCTTTCTCGATATATTTAAAGAATAAATGATCTAATTGTGTAGGAATTGTACTAGCTAAAACTGTTTTTCCGCCAGTATGAGTGGTTGTTGGAAATAAAACACCATCTATAACATCTTCAAGATCATTACAAAAACCCGATTCATCAACGAGATTTAAATGAGATTTAATACCTCTCATCTTTTCAAAATGCTTATTATCAGTACCAGCCAATTGAATCTGAGATCCATTGGTGAAATAAAATGTAGATTGTTTAACTTTATATTCAGGCTTCAAATCTTGGGGACAATCATGCATAACCTCTTCAAACTTAGGAAGAAGAATATTTTCTGCATGTAACTTTGTATCTGTAACCATTTTAATAACAGAATTAGGTTGACGAATGGCTTGTTCTAAAGCTAATATACAAAGAAGGTATGTCTTACCACTTTGACGAGCTAAAACCCATACAAGACGTGAACGTTCTGGTGAATTATAGAAAATATCATACATTTCTTTTTGAATGGGATGACATTTATAAGAGAGTATACCTCTATACCAGAGTTCCCTTTGAATCTCTTTCTTTGAGAGCGTAGGTTTTTTAATTTCTTTATTTTCAGTGCTCATCATTTGGTTTTACTTGGTTTAATGCAGCAATTAACTCTGCATCGCTTATATTTTTTCTAACCTCGATAGGTTTTGGAGTCTCTTTAATAGCCATTAATATCTTGCTATATATTTCAACGCGTTTTGTTTCTTCTAAAGTTAATTCTCTTTCTTTAGAAATATCTTTTAAACGCCATAGTTGCTCTCTGGCGATAGATTCTTCATCATTTGATGCTAATTCAATCAAAGGACTCTTGTTGGGGTTAATAACAGGAACGGTAGAATCTAGTAATTTCTTTAAATGTTTAACTTCTTCGTTCAACTGTTTATTTTTTTTAGTTAATTCTGTAATGGTTTTTTGTTGAGCTTTAGCAAACGCATGAAGATCAGCATATTCTGTAAATTGTTTAAGGATTTTATCTGTCGCATCGGCCATAATTACTTGGCTCCAATTTGCCTAAATCCACCACTTAATTTAAGACTTGCAACATTTGTTTCAATATTTTTAATAGCTTGTTCATGTTTACTAAGTTCAGCACTTAATTTAGATATGTGTTCTTGAAGATTCTTAATCTTTTTATTTTCAGCTTTATTATCAAAATGAACTGTTAAAACTGCAAGAATAGCACACAATCCAACTTCTGAAAGGGATACATTTCCAGTAATAAGCAATTTAGATGAATAAGCGATTAATAATCCCAAAGGGATATATTTTAAGACCTTTTCCAAGTCAATCTCCTTATTGTTAAAATTTCAAAACAAGAAAAATATTAAAGCGTTAACTGCAATATATGGGCTATGCCCTAATACCCCAAAAGAGGCGACCAGCACTAGCTAAACTTCTCTCTAATACAGTTGTTATTATTTTAAGTTTTTTTATGCATTTAATTACCAACTATATTATGTGAATCCAAATATTTGTCCCATATGTGCATTAAGTTGGCTATTGGAACATCCTACATTAAAAGAATGGAAGAAGTGTGTAACCTGTGGATATTGTTCTAAAATTAATAAAAAAATTGTTTTCATTGTTTCTGAAATCACCCCAGAGGACAGAAATACCAAGCTCTACAAACTCGATAAAAGAAAATAAACGAGAGCTTATAACGCTTATAGATCATTTGACAAGTTCGGGTAAATACCCTGATCGTATGAACTCACCAGAATGTACAGATGAAGTAAAAGATAGTGCAAAATCATTAATAAATCAAGTAAATCAACTACTTAATGAACTTAATGTTGAAAAATGTAAAGTATCTTCAGGATTTAGAACTCAAGAAGCTAATGATACAACAGCTAATGCTGCTAAGAAAAGTAGACATATGACTGGAAATGCTTTAGATATTGAAGATTTAGATGGATCTTTAAAAAAACTAATAACTTTAGATCTTTTAGCTAAATATTCTTTATACTGTGAAGATTTTGAACATACAAAGACATGGCTTCACCTACAAGATATTCCACCGAAGTCAGGTCGTAGAATTTTTATTCCTTAACTCCTGAATATCCTTAGCCTTTTTAAGAATAACCTCTTCTTCAACTGTATCAATTAAGGCTTCTAACTGCTCTTTTGATAGCTGCATTTGCTTATCCAGGGGTATAAAAGCTAGAATAAGCTTATCTAATACCTCAGAATTAACAAATCTAATACGTTTTACTTCAAACATTGAGCCTCAACAATATCTTTAAATTGTTTGTAAACATCGAATTTTGTTCCAGTATATTGTTTATCATCATCCATAAAATGATCGGGATCGTTTATATCTGGATGATCGTAAAAATAATGAGTTAATTCATGAAATATTAAGGATACTCTTTCATCCTCATTTAGCTTATTAAAATGTTTCTCATCTACAACAATTATTACCTTTGTATATAAATTATTGGTAATTTTAGAAGTTCTAGCAACATATTTCTTATCATCAACTTCCCCGAAATTTAAACTAAACCTCCATGGAAGAAATAAAAAATCTTCTTGACATGTACTTTGAGCAATAAATCTATATCTCTCAAGATATGGTTCTAGTCTTTCATCAATTGAATAAAAAGGTGCCACTAAATAAAGAACTATAATACCCAAAATTGAATAATAAACCTTCCTAGTCGTACTCATTTTCACCTATTTCCAGAACGTAGTAACTTCATGTTATTCTTAGCTCTTTCACGATTGCACTGGGGGCATAAACTACCGTTCCAAGTTCCACCCTTTTCATCATGATATTTCTTATTTATATCATCAAATTTACCAACAAGAATGCGCTTTTTAAGTTCACCACATACCTTACATTTTCTATAATCACTCTCCGTCATCTGTAGGAACTCCATAATTTTTATAAATAGTGGTTTTTACAATCTGATTCATCTTTCCAATGAGCCATAAACCACCTAATAAATACCCCACCATAATAACCACTAATAATGCAACTCTCATTGTTCGTCTAATCCTCTTTGATAGTTCTCAATATCCCTTAAATCCATGGCACAATCCGCAACACTATGCCAATCCTCTTCCTCAATCTTTAAACGAAGATAATCGAGCATAATCTTTTTCTTCTCTTCAATACTCATTACCCTTTATTCTCCTCACCGTGTTCATTAAGATATATAACATTCTTAAAAATCTTTTCAACAGGTAAATCATCCACAAGCTTTATAGGCTTTGTCTCAATACTATCCACATATTTCTCAAGATTCAATGCTTTAACCACAGTCTCAGCCCATTGAACCCCACCATGAGACCACACCCTAATGAAGTAACCTCTTCCAAAATACTGTTTTAACAGCTCTACATGCCCTCTATGGACCTTAAACTCACTAGTGGTACCTGAATAAGGGTTTCTAAGTTTTAAATCAACCTGAGCTGGATTATGAGCTGGACTCACAAGAGTTAAATCCACATCAAAACAAACAATATTATCGTTATAATTAACTTCCATTAGTTTACCACATCTCCATTATCTTGAATAACCATAGTTTTCTTTTCAAAATCAATTGTTACAGGGTATACACTAAGCATTGAACTAAGCCACACCATAAGATCATCTAGGGTTGAAACTTCAATCTTAATTTCTTTAGGAGCATCATCACTCTGCCTTAAGAGTCTCTCATATTCTTCTAATTCAATCCAACGTGATTGTTGTTCTAATGTAGTCATTGTATGTACTTCTTCAGGGGTGAGTAAAGCTCCAAAACCTGAAGCTCTTCTGAGTCTAAAGGTCATAATTTCACCTTAATTTCATGTAATTTTTTAATTATTCTCAATATTAATATTGTAGGAATAAAAAATCCACCAATGAAAAACATACATAAAACATCTAATAAACTAACAGATCTCACTTTCTTGGTTTCCCAATATGTTAAACCAATCCCAGAAATGATCCAATAGACAATTAATAATAACACATCAATCCTATTAAAAAAATAATAATTGAATACATTTTAAAGTTAGGGCAACTAAAAGAATTATTAAACTCCAACCCACTATATTTTCAAATAAACCTAAAGTGTTTTTCTTCATAATCCACGACCTTCTACAGAATTAACAATTTCTTCAGGGGTTCTATGGCATTTAGAACATCTTAATCTATTACCCACATATTCCCATGTATGTAAAGGACATATATTATTAACTGAACTATAAACATTTGTATTTACAGGAAGAATCCAATTAAGGATAGGAACAACAATGAATATTAGAGCAATAATAACAAGTAATCCGAATAGCATATAAAGAATATACCACTCTTATAGAAACTTGTCAACTAGTTTTCACTTGTGTAGAAATAAATTTATAGAAATGCTTACCCTTAGAATCTGTATAATCATACTCATATATCTCTATATCAAATACAGCATGGTAGTCAAAGGGTTTATCACGATCCTGTATAGCATGATGATAAATTGTTGTAGGAGGAAACTCATACAACCAATCTCTTAACATCGTAATAACATTATCCTTTACCAGATATAAAAGGATCTTAGAACTTTGTGTCATCGAAGAATCATGTTTCTTCTCACCCTTTATAAACCTAAGATGCTTTCTACGCTGTTTCACTATATAAGCTTTGTATTTACAATAAAAGGATCTAATTATGACAAGACATAGAAGAGCTATAGAACCTAAGATTATACCACCATAAAGAATAATACAGACAATATAACCTAAAGGCATGTTTCTATACTCGAATAAACGGTTTCTGGCCAGAGTTATCAAATTGCATTCAATCGAGTATTCTTGGACAGAATTAACTCTTTATTTTGTTGTAAATTTATTAAATTATACGTTAATTTTTTGAATGCGAGTTAACGCCAACTCTTATATACATAGTTGTTAAATCTTAAATCAGATTTTTGAAGAATTTTTTACTCAAATCGTTTATAGCGTATATGGGAGAAATTATTTTTAAATTATTTATTATTGAAGCAAATTCTTCAGCTTCAGGCATATTATTGAATACTCCAACCACTATATTTGTATAATATGTACTCTTCAGAGTTACATATACAAGACTCTTCTTTATCTTAATAACAACCTTATATTTAGAAACTTGATTCTCGGCATATAGAGTATACCCCAATTCCTTGTAATATTCAACCCAATATTGATATTTCAATGATATATCAGATCTATCATCCTCTATTGTTTCTATAAATTCAAATTCAAGTTTATTACAATCCAATTGCATGTTTCTATAATTATGAACCCCACTACATAACATACCAATATGTCTTGTAACAGATCTTAATAAATCAATACTCCATGTAATATACAACCTCTTATCTTCTTTATTAATGAAGCAATAAAGACCCATACGAGGTAGGTTATACAAGACTGTAAATAAGTTTACCATCTAATACAGTTGTTAATAAAGCTGCATCTTACAACGCTTTACAATATCTTTAAAAATAGAAACAAATACAAAAGGTTAAATCTATTGTAAAGGTCTAATAGACAAGCTATTAGAGTTATTAGATGCAATATATTGGAGATAATAAACTATGTTTCTATAATAAAAATCATGTAAGTATTTGTATTGACTGAGCATTAAGGGCAACACGTACTACGGTCCCTCTACCCCCCTCTACCTTATAGCTGACTCTGACGAGCTGTTTGAACAGAGGGTCGTTGATGAGTTTACTTCTTCTCTCTCTATCTCTACTATCCTATCTCTATTATCTATTCTCTTGCCTATTCTCTTGGTATACAGCATATGCTATACAGCTTAAGGGAATGGACGACAGCATTACCTAAGACCTTTTACATACATGCAAATTGCACCTGTCTACATTTTTGACAGTGTATAGAAGTTTGACAGTGTAGTGATTTCACACACTTAAAGAGTTTCTGTATATTCTTTTGACAGTGGCGAACTTTTTTACAGATGTGATTTCAGCTACTTAGCACTTGGCACAGCGTCTGCAATACTGGTTTGCAAGCGACGCAATTGTAGAACGTAGCCTCTGTCGTAGACGGCACCGCGATGTAACCAGTGCTTGTCTTGTTTCACCTAGAGGTTGTGCTTGAAGTGAGCAAGACTGTAAGTCATTGAGGGCGAGAAGCTAGTCGAAAGGTTGAGAGCTAACCTGTCTATGGCATGGGAAGAGTGAACACTCACGAGTACCATTAAGACCTAACAGCGTTAGATTAAATACCAAGTGGTCTCAATCTTATACCCTGTACTGAAGTCCTTTCGAGGATTGTATAGAAAATATGGTATTATAGCCGCTGAGAACAACGCACATGAGAACAACCCGAGCGATAAGACCCATGTCAAAGTTAGGGCTTATGTGAAATAAACTCAGTGAATTGCTATTGCTGACGTGTCTCGCGTTAGCAAGTGAATAGAAGACGAAACAGGGAAATACTGTCAAAAGTATTCCCTGTAGCGTAGTTATTTCACTACGCCTGATGAGTCTAATATTGTAAAGGAGAAATACAATGGAAAATCAAGAGAAGTTAAATTCTATTCAAGCTCAAATTGAGGCTCTTAAAGCTGAAGCTAAAGCTTTAAAGCCGAAAAAAGAGCATACTCTCTCATTCAAAGTGAATGAGAAAGGTACAATTTCTGTATATGGATTGCAGAAATTTCCAGTGAGTTTGTATCCCACACAATGGGAAAAACTCTTTAAAACTATGCCTGAACTCATGAAGATTGTTCAGCCTTTAATTGACGCTGCTAAAGCTGCTAAAGAAGTTAAAACAGCCTAATTCGACCTACCCTTCCCCTTACCCCTACCCTTAAGGTCGAAACGCTGTAGTGAGCCTATTACAGCGTCTGAGAGTGTATCTTTCACTGAGGAGACCATAAGATGATGACATATGATCGTGCTAGAGAGTTGTATAACTCTGCTAGAAATAAAGCTAAAGGAAAGCCTATAGGAAATAATCTTAGGCTTGTTAAAGTTTGTATGGTTGATAAGTATTACGAGCAAGAGGATGTAGTGATTACATTGCCTGTATATGGGATTGTTTATCACGACACTGTAATTGTAAAGATATATCCTTGTGATGCACCGTTTAATGAATATAGGATATATAATGGTGGATGGTTCTCAATAACAACAAAGAAGAATATTAATAAGTTTATACCCTATACTGTTGTTCAACGAAAGGGTGAATGGTTTGTTCAAGTTGAAGGTAATCTTAAACCGTTTGTTGAAGGTTTAAAGTTGGGGATAAAATTAAATGTATTTCTGGCACCTATTGTTTAACTAATAGCGAAACTTACTCAGTTAGAGATATTAATAAACAACTAATTAAAATAAGATGTGATGATGGGTGTTTCGACTGGTTTAATATAAAAAGATTCATTAAAGTAAATGAATCATTAACAGAATCAGATATGTTAGACAATATACAACGCAATGTAAAGGATGATGTATGATAACAGTAAAACTTAATGATGTTGCTTATCTATCGCGTATCACTACTATTGATAGATATGGTAAGGAAAAATGTGGACCCTTAATTCACACCTTCACAAAGTCTATGGCTAATGTTTATAGAGATGAGTTTGAAGCAATGAAAGATGTACAGACCTTTAAGAATTGGGTTAAGAAAGAATTTAAATTTGAATTAATTAAGGGGTAGTAATATGAGTTGCAAAGTATATAGCTTAGATGTATTCCGTCGAACAAAGAATAAACAATCATCCCTTATAACTTTAGCATCTAATAATATAGTTAACAATACAGACTTTAACTTTCAATCTATTATAGATATGTTATCATCTAGATTTGGCAACGATCAACCCGAAGGTGGAGTTATATACAATGACCCGGTAGAAGAAAATTATATTGATGCTTATGGTAGAGGTTGTATTCATAATTCTATATTTCAATACCACCCTAAAGAAGGTTCAAACGAACCTTGGAATAGACCAATGCCATTTCCTAGTGATATAAATAAGATATATAAAGCCATTGAAAAGAATAAGGGTAAGACAATGTACTTAGGGTATAAGTCAGACCCTCTTATGTGGATGGATGATAGGTATAAGATAACAAAAGAAATTATAAGATATGCAACATTATACAATGTTATTCTCATCATTAATACAATGAGTGATCTATGTGCTTATGATGATTACATTCACTTAATAAAAGAAGGTAAACATATTATTAATATGAACATGAGCTTGAATGATGGGAATGAAGAATTAGAACGACGTCTAAGCCCTGGTGCTCCAAGTTTATTACGTCGTAATAAAGCAATTGAGAAGTTAAGAGTTAATGGTGTTGAAGTTACAATACAAGAGTTTAAAACAATTGAAATAAAGCATAAGCGATTTGCATTAGCTATGGGTGGTAATGTTGGAGATGTCATTAAGAGTGGAGATAAGAATATTATATCCTCTATAACGCAATGGAACTAGAGTTCTAGTCCCTAGCGTTTAAGGTGTGTAAGAGTTAGGAGAGATTATGAAAAAAGATGTAGCAATGAAGTGGGTTAAAGCATTAAGATCGGGTAAATATAAACAAGCAAAGGAAAGCCTTCAAAATCAAAATGAAAATGGTTATTGTTGTTTAGGTGTATTATGTAAGATTGCTGAAAAAGAAAATATTCCAATTAGATACGACGAACAATCCATTTATAGATTATTTGGTGAAACTTTGTTCCACCAATTTGCAGTTCAACAATGGTCTGAATTAAAATCAACAGAAGGTAATTTTAATAAACATAGATCGCTAGTTTATTTAAATGATAATGGAAAATCATTTAAATATATTGCTAATGTAATTGAAAAACATTGGAGAAAATTATGAATTATAAAGATTATCATGATAAAAAACAAAAGATCAATAAAGAGATTTTACAAATTGTTTTAATAATTATATTAAGTTTGATAGTGGGGTTCTTTATAAAATAAGGAGAATAATATGTTTCATATATACGATGGAAAGTTTAAAATTACAAGTGACCCAATCTCCTTCAATTGGCTGCAAAAGATGTTTACAAATGCTGGAATAAACTGGTCATTAGTTAACACACTTCCACATGGATCAATGGTTATGTATAAGACATTTAAGATTGTGAGGGTATAATGAGTTGTTCTGAATTCTATTGCAATGATTGTGGATATCAAGATTATAATTGTCATGATCATAAAGAATGCCCTAATTGTGATTCTGTTAATACGGAATATCAAGCTGAATTAGAGCCGTGATAAAGAGATAAGTCCCGAAGGAATAATGTATTATTTTTATAGGGGAGATTTTTATGAAGTCGAAGTGGCTAAGTAAAATTAGGTCTGAAATATGGTGTACTTTAGAAGAATTTAAAGATGGTTCTATGAAAATTATAGATGCATGGCATCCGCAAGTAAAAGATATTTCTTATTTAAATTTAGATGAATTCTTAAAATTAAATGCCCATCTTAGAGTTTATCAAGATATAACATTCAAAGATCATCTATTGAATACATACACAAACATTAATAAACTTAATGACAATATATGTAAGCATGAATATAAATCTTATAGAGGATTTACAGATAACTATGAGTTTTGTATACATTGTGATAACAAAAGGAATTTATAATGGAATATAAACCTGGAGATAGAGTTATTATTATAAAAGATAACCCTAATATAGGAATATGTAAAGATGATAAAAAAAACCCCTTCATTATAGGTAAAAAATTTACACTTCGTTCTATTTTCTATAAAGACAGCATTAGAAATTTTACAGGTTGGCATCTTCATGGGACTGACTGGTGGATTGACGATGGATCTTTTAAATTAGCTGGACCATTAACAGAATCTGATTACCTGGATAATATACAAAGGAATATAGCCGATGATTTATAAAAAGTTAGGAGGATTATATGTTTAAATAGTGGTAGTTATAAATTTCCCAGAAGGAATATAGCCGATGATTTATAAAAAGTTAGGAGGATTA